ATATGGGGATTATATTATTTTTGATGTAGGGCAGGACGGCTGTATAGTTAACTATTCAAATAAAATTAATATTGAAGATTGGGAAGGAGAGTAATAACAATGAGTGAATATTCACAAGGTATCTGCCAAGACGGCACCGCAATAATGAAAGATGGAGAAATGCTAACAATTGAAGAAATTTTATCGGAGCTTAGAAAGGCCGAGCAACTACAAAAAGAGAATGAAGAAAGCTTTAGAAAGGGGTTTTGGGCTGGTTATGAGGATTCTAAATGTTTTCCTGATGAAAGTAACATATTGCAGCGCTATACAGCTCTAATCGAAAATAGGAATAGCCATGACCAATAAAATAACAATACATAACGAGTCAAACTAGTTTATAATGCATATACGCGGCTAAGAGCTTGATTGATCCCTTGCTTTCCTCCCTCCCCTTGAGTTAGCCGCGCATTATTTCGATAAAGGGGATAAAAACTTGAGGGGTTACAAATGATAGACCTAAAAACCTGCACAAGAGCCGATTTTATAAAGGCTTACACAAACCTAGAAAACTCACATAAGCACCTAGAAAGCGAAGTTCATTATCTTAACGAACGCCTCCAGGAATACGAAGGCATTCAAACTGATGATGAAAAAGAAGCTGAGTTTCAGAAATTCTGGACGATGTATGAAAAGAAAGGAAACCTCAAAACTACTCGCGCTAGATGGAACAAGCTAAGTAATAAGAAAAAGAAGCTAATATTCGACCATCTACCCAAGTACATAAAATCAACCTATAAAGATGCGAGATACCCATCAAGAAAGAACGCAGAAGTCTATATCAGCAAAGAGGCATGGCTTGATGAGATAATCGAGAATAAAGACTATCAGAAGTTTTCACCACAGCCAGCAGTGGGAAGCGCATCATTTAAGCCAAGCCCGATAAAAAATAGAAGCAAGGAGCTTGAAAGGCTTAGAGAGGAAAGTAAATCGGTCAACATTAAAGAGAGGTTAGGATTATGAAGCCTGTAATGGTGTGCAGTTTTAGCGGCGGACGAACTTCGGCTTATATGGCCAAGTGGCTAATCGACAACAAATCAAATGAATTCGATTTAAAATTTGTTTTTGCTAACACCGGCCTCGAGCATGAAAAAACTTTAGATTTTATTAATCGTTGTGATAATGAGTGGAGGTTAAATCTAGATTGGATCGAGGCTGTTACGCATAAAGAGCTAGGAAAAGGTCAAACCTATAAAGTGGTAGACTTTAATGCTGCCTCAAGGAGCGGCGAGCCTTATAAGCTTTTAGCGTCTATCGAAGGCATTCCATGCCCAACGCGACCAATTTGCACCGACAGACTAAAGAGCGCAATCTTAATCAAGTACCGAAACCAGTTTGGGAAAAAAGCGCGTAGTGCTATAGGAATAAGGATTGATGAAATAGATCGCATGAATCCAAATTTTGACAAGCAAAGAATTATTTACCCTCTTATATCAATGCGGCCCACAACCAAGTCGGAGATATTAGACTGGTGGCGCCAGCAACCTTTCGATCTGGAGATTGAGGAGCATTTAGGTAATTGTGTAACGTGCTGGAAAAAATCAGATAGGAAGCTTTTAACTATAGCAAAAAACCACCCTGAAAGCTTTGAAGTTTATAGGGAAATAGAGAAAAAACATAGCTCGATACTCTCAAAAAAAGATGGAAGCATTGAAGGGGTAGATAAGAAGATTTTTAGGAATAAGCGCTCAGTGAATGATATTTTTGAAGCGTCGAAAGGCGGGTTTGTGGAGTTTAAAGAGCTTGATAGCGGGTATCAGTTGGACCTGCTGGGGTTGGATAGTTATAACGGCTGCTCGGAATCTTGCGAGCCGTTTTAGCTAAATTAAAGAGAGGTTAGGATTGTGAGTCAAGACAAAAAAGAAAACTATTGCGCTAGATGTTCAAATTCTATCGGCGAGTCTAATGGTATAAGCAGAATTCATAATAGTTTCACTGGTAAAGTTTTATATAAAGGGTCTGGAATTTGTGGCGTATGCAGCTCTGAAATTTGGAGAGAGGTAAAGAGTAATGAATAACGGATTAATAATCTACCAAGTGATGAGGGTTTTAGCAGCTCAGCCCTTTGTTGAGATTGTAAACTTTCAGCAGAAGAGAATAAGTAAGCATAACAAAAACCCGCAAAATCATTTTGGTTACAATTTTGAGAGGATTAGCTGTGAATAACAATAACTGGATAGATGTGAATCACTGTAGATTGTGCAGCGAAGTTAATCAAAACGCCACCAAAGCAAAAGGATAGCGAATGAACTGGCAACGCAAAAACAAATACTACACTGATAGCGGCCCGTATCGAATATGCTGGACAGATGCCAGACCCACGTTATTTATGTGCAGTTATAAAAAAGAGTTCATCGGCAAGTCAAACAATGCCGAGGAAGCCAAGCGAATTTGTGAAAACCACTCTATTTGATAGAAGGGTTAGATATGTTAACTCACTCACCTAAAGCTATAAGCTCTGACAATTTGATATTCCAATAATCTGCATATTCTTGAAGTGTTGAAATCTTGATATCTTTACTTCGTTTTTGATAGTTGATGGTGTTAATAGACTTATCTAGCCCGCTAGCAACATCAGAAGTCGAAGAATTAAATTTAACCATGGCCATTTGTAAACATTTCATATTTTAGTTAAAATACCTATTGTAATAGTTCGATTGTTAGATTATACTAGATTCATCAGATAAAGTTAAGGAATAAATTAAATGAGTCAATTAACATTTTTTGAACAGTACATAGAATCAGTATTTCATCTTGAGGATGTAACGTACATCTCAGACGAGCAAGCATTGTCAAATCTAGGATTTATGCAAGCCAATCATCCTGATGAATACCAAGAGATAATCGACCAAGTGAACGCTAGTTACGAGCCTCCAGAGGGTAAAGAGTGCGACCTTGACGAGCTAACCGACGCTATCACTAATAGAAATCCAATGAAATTCGTTATGGAATTAGAGCGATTAATGATAGTCGAGCTCAAAGCTTACATTGACGAAGTGCAGCAAGAAATCGCATACAAGAGCGCGAATCCAGAGCGTGATAGCTCTTACGAAGCTAAGCAAGCAAGGGAGATAGCGTTATGAAACTAAAATCAAGAGCATTAACATTCTTTGAAATGTGGCTAATTATATTATCAATGCTAGCTATTTACGGAGTGATATTCTAATGAAAACAGAAACTCAAGAAATGGAGAGCAATTTAGCTCTCGCATGGTTCGAGGGTGTTTATACTCAAGACCAAGCGCAGGTATCGGCTGAGCTGCAAAGTGTAAGCTTTGAAAATGTAGTCAATGAATACTCAAAACTTTATCACGAAACGGAGAGCTTGAGTAATGGATGAATTAGATAGATTCAAGCGGCCGTTCTCTGAAAATGAAATACATTGGAGGGTTGGCAGAAAATCAAAGGATGGAAACACAGCGACTGCTCTAGCTTATATTAACGCTAGAGATGCAATGAAAAGGCTTGACGAGGTCGTTGGGATTGATGGCTGGCAAGATGATTACCAGGAAACAGCAACAGGTCGAGTTATTTGTAAGTTGTCCGTGAAAATTGGCGATCAGTGGATAACTAAATCCGATGGTGCTGGCGGGACTAATATTGAAGGTGAGAAGGGTGGCATATCTGACGCATTTAAAAGAGCTGCGGTTAAGTTTGGTATAGGCCGATACCTATACTATCTTGATGGGTCTCGTTATTTACCTGTCGATAAATGGGGGAAATTTACAACCCTCCCTCAACTGCCAGATTGGGCAAAACCTAAAAAGGATAAAAAGCAATGACTGCATTATATGAATTAACTGATCAATACAACAAAGCTCTAACCGAGCTATTAGATATTGAAGGCCTAGACAGTGAGTCATTCAGTGACACAATGGAAGGTTTGGAGCTAGAGCTTAAAGATAAGCTTTTTAATACTGCTGCCTATATGCAGAATATTGAAGCCGATGCAAAAGCCTTAAAAGAGGCCGAAGATAGAATTAAAGCAAGGCGAATCATTATTGAAAATAAAGCCAAACTACTAAAAGAGTACGTAAGATTTAATCTCGAACTGTCTGGGATCCCAAAAATTGAACGCCCAGAGTTTAAGCTGTCACTAAGAAAAGGTGTCGAATCTGTAAATGTGAAAGAGGAATCGTTAGTCCCTCAGAAATACATTGTTACTAAAACAATAAAATCAGTAGACAAAAAGCTAGCAGCAAAAGCTTTAAAATCCGGCGAAATTATTAACGGCCTAGAGCTAAAGCGCGGCAAGTCGTCACTAGTAATTAAATAAATCAACCATTAACCACAAAAGGGTAATTAAATGAAATACGGTGTAAATCTTAAGATTGACGTTTCAAAGATTGAAAAAGGTAGATTATTCAAAGGAGCTAAAGGTACTTATTTGGATGCTCAAGTGTTTATCGATGTTAATAATGTTGGCGAATTCGGTGATAACGGAATGATAGTTCAGCAAATAACCAAAGAAGAACGCCAAAACGGCGTGAAAGGGCAAATACTGGGCAATGCCACAGTGTTCTGGAAAGGTCAGAGTGATAACAATCAAACTAAACAGCAAACACCAAGCCAGCCTCAAGAGCAGAGCTTTGATAATAGTTTTGACGACGACATACCCTTTTAACCATAAGGAAGGTAACGAGAATGAAAATTAATAAATTTATAACTATTTCAAGTAGAGGTTCTTGTCGTTTAACAGCTTCTAGCCCGCGCTTAGAAGTGGATGAAATATCTATGAACTTAAAGATAGAAATACCTGACGCTATTTTTAAAAAGCCAAGACTTGAAGCTAGTATCACCGTTCCAGATGAGGCTGCAGCTACCGAAGCAATGAAAAGCATTGTCTACGATAATGTTGAAGAAATTGTCAATCAAGCAACTGGACTGAATTTTTCAATTTCAGTAAAGAAATATGACGATGAATAACCTAACACAAGAGCAAGCTAAATAATGACGTCCTTTACCATAAACTCAAAGCAAGCAGTGGAAAGCTTCCAAGAGTTTATACAAGAAGAATTCATAAAAGAAAAATACTTGATAGCTAAGATAGTCAAGGCTACTAGGCTGCAAATACAAAACCGATGGATTCAAAAGTTTTATAATATGGTATCAGGTCAAACAGGACAACCAAGGCAAACGCTAGTCAACCACTGCAAGTATTATCACGGCATGCCTATACTGTTAGCAGACCAGCCAGAACAAGCGGAACTATGGCGTAAAATGATGATTCCGTTAACAGAGCAAGAAAGGCTTGCAGCTATGGAAATAACAGCTGTAACAAGCTTGATGGACGTTCACGAGTGTTCAGATTATATTAAACAATTAATAGCTCATTTTGACCACTGTGAGCTACCAAGAAAACAATGGAGAGAGTAGTGATAATTCTAAAAGATGATGAATGTCTTGAAAAGATGGAGCCTCTAAGGGAGGAGTGGGCGCAAGAAGCTATCGATAAATACAAAAAAATGATTATTGATCTAGATGCGCTTCACCTTAAAGCCTTCGCAGATCAATCAAACCCATCATTAACTATGACAAGTTATAGCAATATTAAGGCGATCGAAGCGAGAAAGGCAATCATAGAAGACCCATTCAGAAAAGCGCTACTCAAGCAAATTACCCTCTTAATGCAATTTGACAAACCTAGATTTTTGGTGGCTAAACAAAGAATAAATAATGCCAAACGCTAAACTAAAATGCGTACAGTGCGGAAAAAGATCCCCCCGAGAGGAAATGGAAAAGGTTAACAATATAAGCTCAGTATGCGGTTTAGATTGCAAGGTTGAATGGGCGGCCAATAAGGGCAAAAAAGCAGTTAAGGATAAAGCCAAGAAAGACCACGCACTAAGAAAGAGGGTATTTTATGCAAACGATCTCAAAACAAGAAAAGCAGCAGCAAAAAAAGCATGTCACGAATATATTAGGCTTCGAGATAAAGGAAATCCCTGCATTTGCTGCGGAAGGCCTCTTGGCTATAAGTTCGACGCAGGACACTACCTTGAGTCGGGCAATAATCCCAAAATTAGATACGATGAAAATAACATCCACGCACAAAGCGTCTACTGCAATCAGTATCAAGGTGGAAACTCAGATGACTACCGTGGCCGCCTTATTGCCAAGATTGGAGTTGACGAGGTTGAAAGATTAGAATCAATGAAAGGCGGCACAGTAAAGCGAACCGCTCAAGATTACAAAGATATTGAAGATTACTACAAAGATAAGATTAAACTATTAGAGGGTAAGTGAATGGCTTCAAAAAAAGTAATAACCTATGAGCTAGATCAAGATAGTGGCCTATTAACAATCTACTGCAACTTAATAAAAGTTGTTGAATGGTCCTGCGATGATACGGATAGTGTTGAATACCTTATGGATGACTTCAAAAAGATTTTTGATTTGGGGGTTTCTTTTGGCTCACAGGTTAAAGATGAAATTATGCGTGACGGTCATTAAGTGATGATAGAAAAAATACAAACAGGACGGCAATATAAAAGATAAGCAGCTTAACAGCGTCTAGCACTTCTTTTCTGTGGGTTTTGGCCGAATATCCCAACTCCCACCTTATGCTGGGCGCTTTTTTATTGAATGTAAGGAGTGAGGATGATAACCCAAGAAAAATTAAATGAAATTTTTTATTATGACGGTTTTGATCTCTACTGGGCTAAACCTACAGGCAGAATGAGGAAGGGGGATTTGGCTGGTACTGATTCTCACGGTTATAGGCAGGTTCAAATCAATAAAAAAATATACAGGGTTCACCGTATTATATGGTTTATGGCATTTGGGCATTTTCCTTACGGTGTCATTGATCATATTAACGGCAACAGGTCAGATAATAGACTGCAAAATCTAAGAGATGTCACGTATAAAGAAAACAATAGAAATCAGAAAATATCCAAGATAAATACCAGCGGAATGACTGGGGTTTCATGGAATTGGAGGAGGAAAAAATACAGTTCTTATTTTTGGAGGAATGGAAAGCAAAACTACTTAGGGTTCTTTTCTTCTTATAAAGACGCTGTTAATGCAAGGTTGGAAGCCAATAAAAAACACGGATTTCATAAAGGTCATGGAAAAGCCGCGGTTTGAGGTGGCTGGATATATAGTTTATAATTAAAACTCAACTAACTTAAGGCTTATGAAATGAGTTTATCGTGTTTTATGCAATCGTCCAAGATAACTCTTGGCGAATATACAGAAAGGGATGGGGAAGACCTGTCCTTTCTGGATTCGGCGAGATTGAAACTGCAATAGAAATATCGCGGTTATATGACGTTGTATTAACAGAATTTTATAACCTTCCAGCATTGAGGATAGCATAATGAACGATCTATATATTGACGGCGGAGATGGACAAGGCGACGATCCACCGGACAACGACTCAAAAAAATAAATAATGGGCGCATATTTTTCAATAGCAGCATTAGCTCTATGCTTATTTGCAGATAGAAAGCACAAACTCACGGCCACACTGTTAGCTGCTGAGTTTTTTGCTATGTGGGCTATTCATTACTTTGGGCATACTGTTTTTGGTGTTTTAGGTGAGCCCGAACTTTATTTAACTTACATTTTAGCTCAGATGCCTATACTATTTTTTATGTGGCTAACTCATTGCTCTTTGTATGTCCGATGGTTGATCACAATATCTCTAGTGTATAATGTTTTAACTATTTCTCAGTATTCACTCAATGTGATTGAGTTTTACGGAAACTATAAAATATTCATGCAGGTTATAATGGTGCTTCAATTAGCATTTCTAGTGTGGGCGAACAGGTATGTCACTGTCTATCGAAGAAGTAAAAAACCTAATCATATTAGCAATGGCTATAAGCTGTTTAATATTCGCCCTCGGATGGGTGTTAGGGGTAAGGTTTGAAAAATCAAGAGCTAGAGCAGAAGCAGAGCGAGACCGTATTAGCCGAGGCTTTGACAGGATTCGCAAAAATTCAGACCCAGCTGGCGGAAAATCAAGCAGAACAAACAGCTAGCACCAATAAAAGAATAGATAAGCTATCAGATAAGATGGGAGAACTGGTTGAGGTCATGGTTAGGTCTGAGGAAAGGCATAATACTCACTCAGAAAAGAATGAGCGATTAGAAAAAAACCAGATTGAGCTAGGTAAAGAATTTAAAGACTACAGAAAAAACAATGATGATCGCATTGTAGATATAGAAAAGCAGGTTTTATTACTAGAAAACGACGACAAATCCAACAAAGAGAACTCAAAAGACAGGAAGCAATTAAGGAATACAATTATTGGCGGAGTGGCCGTTGTTATGATTTTATCTATCCTTGGCATTGTGTTTGGGGTTAAGCCATGAGTGCATTAGAGCAAATCAAGATAAAAAGGTCATACCTAGAGAATTGCACTATAGGCTATCTGACTTATGGAGACTTTAATTGTTTTACTCTTGAACTTCCTGATTTAGATAACCAAACAAATATATCTTGCATACCAGAAGGCACATATGAATTTAAAACAAGGCTAAGCAATAAGAATGGCTTTGTCTTAGAGCTTCAAGATGTGGAAGATAGAACTTACATTCAAGTTCATTCAGGCAATTTCACAAGCCAAATTCGCGGCTGCATCTTGGTTGGTGATTCTCTGAAAGATATCAATCAAGACAGTATCCCAGACGTAACTAATTCAAAAAACACACTAAAGAAACTGCTTGAGCTTGTTGGCGATAGTGGCGAAATTAGAATTCGAGGTTAATATGAGTGCAGAAACGGTAATTGAAAGAGGTGGGGATTGGCGTCCTTGTTGCGGGTATTTTGTTTTTGACGACGAAGTTTGTGAATGTGAAAAACGTCGAGAAGGTGGTGGAGACGGCTAATGAATGATCTAGTTAAAGACGTAAACGGCAAAGTCTGCAATGCTAAAATCATGTATAACATGGGCGTTATTGTTGGTCTTTTTGTTATAGCTGCAAAAGCCATTATGGCTGATGGTCCAGACTATAGCGGGTTGGCGGTGCTGTTTGCTGGTATCACAACTCCATTAGGGGCGGTTTACTACGGACGTAACAAAACCAAGGCAGATAGTCATGTTTAAACCACCCGAGGTCTTTAAGCTGTTTTACACACAAGAAGAGATAGCCAATATGACTAAGCTAGATGTTTTTAAATACAAGCTATGGGAGGCTTGGTATAATTTTTCCGAGTGGTTTTTAACATTAAGAGAAAGCGATAATCGATGGATGAATAGAAATGTTTAGCGGAATATGGGCAAAGATAACGGCTGGACTTTCTGTGCTGGTGGGCATCTTATTTTTAATGCTTAGGGGTGAAAAATCCAAGCGTAAGTCTGCTGAATTTGAAGCGTCTACCGAAAAGGGTAATAGAGAGCTTCTTGAGAAAGAAAAAACAGTCCTAAATAAGATAGAAGAAGACCGCAAAGTGTGGGATGAAGAGCAAGCTGAATCTCACCTAGATAACGTTGTCGAATTGGAGAAACTAAAAAATGAAGATAATGATTCTGTTGTTGTCGATTCTATGCTCAGCATGTACAACAAAGACAGTAACAAAGATAAAGCTAATTGATATACCGCCAAAGTACCTTGTTGGCTGTGAAAACCCTAACTTTGAAACATCCAAACAAGCTATTGATGCAGCTAAAAATGGCGACTACAAACAGTTTTCTATTGATCAAGCTATACACAGCCAGAAGCAAGAGAAGGAAATCACAAGATGCGATAAAAACATCCAGGATTTAATAAAGTACCAAGAGGAACTAAAGAGCCATGACAATGATTAACGTACAATTAGAAGAAAATGGCCCAATCACCCAAATGGACAAATCCAAATTAAAGGAAGTTAAATCAATTGATGCAACAGGTGATAATAGCGCCCACATAACCGAATATTGGCTAAACGACAGATGCGTCCACCGGTCTGTTAATGTACACCTAAAAAAGATATAATAAGGCTCTTTCAAAGAGGATTAACTAATGGCCAACTCGCAAGAACTTTGCAACAGTTTCAAAACTGATAACATGGCAGGTAATATCGCGCTAGGTACTGACACCTTAAACGCAGCATTATATCTAGCCACTGCAACTATCGATAAAAACACCACTGTTTACACCGCAACTGGTGAAGTGTCCGGCACAAACTATGTGGCAGGTGGCGTGGCAGTTACCACTGCAAACCCTCCAGCCTTAGATGGTGATACAGCCCATTTCACCCCAAGCGCTTCAATTGTTTACTCTAACGTAACCCTTTCGACCGCTTTTGATGCTGTCTTGCTTTACAGAGCTACAGGCCTTAACGCGGTTTCAGTGCACACATTCTCAAGCCAAACAGTTACAGCGGGCGACTTTACCTTAACCATGCCTACTGATGACGGCACAACAGGCCTAATTCGATTAACATAGGTCGGAGCTATGACTCATGACCTTAACAATCGGAAAGACTAGCTTTGACTGGGCGCCCAACACCATAGACGACACTATAAGCTCTTTTGATAGCCCCGAGTCCCCTAATTGGCGCGTATCAAACCTTGTCGCCGGAACTAAAGTAAATCTAGGCACTGGCACAAACACGTCCGATGTAGGATATAACCCTTTCACTAAACGATTTGGATTCATTCGTAACAACTTTGGCACTGTCACTGAAATAAGTGAATCGGACATTGTTAATAGCGTAGCCTCCCCCACCTTAATTAGAGCCGTTACTATTTTAGGTTTGGGTGGTTTGAATGATACCGAGGGTCTTACTGATGTTTATCAGAATTTAACGGAAGGTGGGTACGAGTTTTGGTTTTGTATCGAGAATGGTGGAAGAAACTGGATCTATAACGCCCCCTTCACTGAAGATGACATGTTCAGCACTTCTAATGTTAACGTTACTCAAAGACAAGAGTTAATTGTTGCAAAAAATTCAGCTGGAACCAATGACGGCTTAGAGGGGGTAGGATTTCACCTGACCAATCAGCAATTATTAGCATGCCAGGAAGGTGCTGTGGATGTTAGAAGGCTATTCTTAATGAACAGGCCTACCAATAGAGATACAGATTACAGTTATTCAAACACGGGGGCCCACACTGGAGCAGATAACGCCGCAACATTAACCGATTCAGCTCAAGATTGGGAGGTTAACCACTGGACCGGTGAGAACATCGACAATATTACCGACGGCTCATCAAATAGCAGCGTCACATCGAACACAGCAACAACCATCACAGCTACTCTATCAGGCGGCACAGATAACGACTGGGACACAGGTGATGAGTACTTAGTGGGTGATGGCAATTTAGTGGTAACAGAGCCTTTTGATGCTGACTCGGTAATCCCGTCTGGAGAGCTAGCAAGTTGTATATTTCACCCGCCTACAGGTCATATGCTGCTGTTATCAAGTTCTGGAACATCTGTCTATCAATACACCTTCGACGGAACTCTAATCGACACCTTAGATATATCAGGGCAATCGTTTGGAAATGCGGAAGGTTTATGTATGCATGGTGACAACCTGGTAATTATGGGGGAGGTGGACGAATGCGTTTATTACACCTATACGCCATAGATGGCTGATTATTTAGGCTCAGCAGTAGCTGCAGACGGCGATAGTTATACGGTTAATACTGGTGCTGATTTTTTAGTCTGGATACCTTACGGCTACAGAAGCGGCACAACAACAGCTAGCGGGCAAGATTTTGGCGGCGCTGCGCTAACGGAGGTTCAAGACAACAGTATCAACTTGGCTGGTCTTGGTGATCCAACAATAAACCTATCTTACAAAGTTGCCCCCGTTCTTACTGCGCAAACTCTTAGTCTAACTTGGTCGGGCGCTTTAACTGATGAGAATGGTTATGGGATTTCTCTTGAAGATGTTGATCAAATAAACCCAATACCAGCAGTCAATGGTGAAGACTCTGGAACCTACACAACAGACAACTCGCCATCGCTAACTTATGACGCGCCCGCAGGCGCAACAGTGCTTTACTATAAGTTTCATTGCACAAACGGCGCCAGCACAATAGGAACCCCTACAGGATTTACTTTAGTAGCTAATGACATTCTACTGACTACTCCAGCATATAGACAGGTATCAATCTTTAGAAAAAAGGTAACAGCTGACGAGACCGGTGAAACTGTAATAGCGACAACCTCTGGAAGCTCGCCAATAGGGGGCTGTCATGGGCTTGTTGTAATTCAATCACCCGTAGTATTGCCAGGGGTTAATATAGCTACCGTTGGCGGTGATGACGTTGTAGAGATAGGTGAAAACAATGTAATTATCGCTGGCACAGGATTTGAGGCAGTTCAAGGTACTGGCGATATAACAATTAGCCCATCTGATAATGTAGCAGACCCTTTAGCGGTAACTATATCAACAGTTGATTCGTGGGCTGACACTAGCATTCAATTCGATATACCCTCAGCTATAAGCCTCCTGTATGGGGACGTTTACTTTTTTGTCACAAATGACAGCGCAGAGGTTAACGCTAGCGGGCATTTAGCCTCATTAACCACGCCAGCCGGAAGGCAGTATTTAACCATAAGAGAGCAAAACGATTTAGGTGTTCTTTTAAATACCACCGGAATAGAGTTAGATGCTGACCAGCTAGAATGGCAAACCCTATCCAATGGCGGCGGAACAGTTTATATAGGCCCATCAGGCACAGTTTACATTTACAATTATGCTGGCTCAGTGCCGGCAACTGAAGAAATTTATATAAGGCTTGGAGATGATACTGATAAAACGTGGTCAGCAGACGCGCTAGAAACAATCACTATAGGCTCACTCTCTGCTACGCTATCAGGTGTTTCAGGTGTTTATGTCGCTGGAAATCTATCGGTAGAGACAAATATTGCATTAACTGGAAATTCTGGAGCGTACGCAGTAGGCAGCGTGACTGCATCCACAGCTATCGATATAGAGCTAACAGGAAATGCAGGAACTTACAGTGTTGGAAGTGTCGATAACCAAACACAAATCAACCTAACGGGCGTAGCTGGAGCATATTCAGTAGGCAACCTAGACAATCAAACCGATATATCAATCACTGGTAATGCAGGCTCTTATGCCGTCGGAAACGTTGTGCCTGTAGGTGATGTTACCATTCCATTAACCGGCAACTCTGGAACTTACTCGGTAGGTAATTTATCACCAGAAGGCGATCAAACATTAGCTGTAACAGGTAACGTCGGAACTTATCAAGTAGGCAATGTAACCGTATCAACAGCAATTAACACACCAATAACTGGAGTAACTGCTTCCTATTCTGTTGGAAATCTAGAAAATGCCACACAAGCTCAATTAACAGGCGTTTCAGGCTCTTATGATGTAGGAAGTCTAGGCGTTGCCGGACCAGTCACTACGTTTATAACCGGCGTAAGTGGAAGCTTCTCAGTAGGCTCTATGGGCGTAATAAACCAAATAGACCAAACAACCAGAAACAACGCAAGAACAAGTTTTGAAGCAAGGCAAAATAGAGAATCAAGTTCAGGCGCAAGAGCTAACAGAACAAGTAACTCATCAGTGCGACCAAACAGAACCAGCAGATAATGCTATAATTAACCCGACAACAGCAAAGAAAGAGAGATAAAGATAGTGAACACTAACCTGACAGACAAGCAAAGACGCTTTGTAGAATTTTATTGTGGTGAATGTAAATTTAACGCAACTCAAGCAGCTATTAAAGCTGGGTACAGTAAAGCATCTGCAGATGTGATTGGATGTGAGAACTTAGTAAAACCTAGTATACAAAAAGCAATACAAGCTTTTATGGATAAAGTAACAGATGAGGCTCTAGTAACGACAGAATGGGTAGTAGAAAGGCTTAAACTTGAATCAGAGAGGGATGATGAAGGGTCAAGTCATTCAGCTCGTATAAGCGCTCTTGGAAAGCTTAGCGACTATACCGGCGGATTTGATAAGAATAAGAATCATACTGTTCACTCTGGCTCTGTAGGATTTAAAGATATCACCCAAATGACAGATGAAGAGCTCGAAAACGAACTCAATCAGTAGCATACTGACCTGAGTCGACCTCGAACGCGACTAACGTGCAGTAGCCTCCCTTTATCACGGAGGCTTTTTTATGCCCAAAACACTAAATATAACGAATAATTCCTTTAATCTATTGATTATGATGAATAGTTCGGTATAATAGTTAGCGTATTTGAAAAAAGGAGTATCTAATGTTTGAGCTTATTTTAATAGCCACTTTATGGGTGATTATATTCTCGCTTTGGGGTATAGAATGCGCGATAAAAAAGTTAAGAGGCGGCCAGTAATGACAGGGGTGACATTTGACAGAGGCCTTTTAATATGGGTTGTTGGCGAGAGGCAGCATTATGTTAAAGGCATGATGAGAGCCATCGATAAAGCTAGGAATCCAAGTTTAATTTATGATAAACGCTTCTCTAAAACCGACGGGCTTCGAGTTATACGATCATTCGAGAGAGTTAACGAAATACCATTTGACCCCTACAACAAAACGCACCTTCTTTACATCTCAAGGATGGCTGGGCACGAACACTTTTTCAGAAGGTTTAAAAAAGTTATGCAGGAAGCTGGATTGAGGGGGTAAGCAATGAGCGCATCACAAACAGCCAGACTTATGGGAGCATCATCTATCAAAGATATAGCCTCATACTATGGTAAACACCCAGATACGATTCAAAACTATTACAAGAATAACCGTGAGCTATTTAATGCCATGGTTAAATACTATGTTGAGAATAAGGAGGTGGAATGATGCCATACTCTGCGTTGATTTACGCTGCCGCTGAGGCGGAGCGATCTTACTGGTCAAAGCAAGTGCCTATAGATTATGATCGATACAAGGACGACTGTATTCTAACTGGCTCCCATGTGCCAACTTACACCCAGTACGTGCTAGGCTGCAAAATGGATAGAGATATAAGGATGGCCAAAGCTAGAGAGGAGAAGGCTAAGGATGAGGCTGTAGATTGGGAGGTGTTTTGCAATAGATTTTACCGAGAAGAGGTAGAGCTGAGATCAAAAAGGTCGAAGTTTAATCTTGTAGCAAGCTATATATTGCTAGGTATTATCAAGACTGTTGAATTTATAAGGGAAAAGAGGCAATGAACAATAAAGATATAAAAACATTAGAAATAAGGGTTAGAAATTTAGAACGTATGGTTTATTGCATGACTGGGCTAATACTTCGTCGCGCAGATAAGGATGACTTTCTTGAGTCTTTGAATAGTTTTAATATATCCCTAGACCGCCTTGGTGTTGACAAGTCTGCTACGGATTTTATAAAGGAGGTCGAATGATTTTTTGGAGTGAAGATGAATATAACAGGCTGGATGAGGCCAAAAGTAGGAATGATGCGCTGTTTTTAAATAGTCTTATATGTCCACAGGCTCACCGATCTCTATTCACCACTTCAGCCACGCAGCGCTTGAGCGGTTTACAGCAGAACAGCAACCAAGCAGAGATAGATAGGTTCTTTAAATTGCGAGAAAAATCAGCCAGCAAGTCGTTTGAAGTAGAGATTAAGGTGGCGCTTGACGATCTTCATGATAGCGTTTTCAGCGTCATTGAAGAATCCATTTGCGAGCTTAAAATTTCAGATAAAACAATAATGCCTTTAAGGGGTGAGGGAAATCAATGACTAAAAAAATTAACTGGAAATCAAGAGCGGCTGAAATATACCACATATCACTAGCTGAAGCTGAAGAGCTAAAGGAGTCTGGAAATACCAAAGACGCGCCACTAGCATTCATGAAGATAGGTGCAGCTATGGCACTACAAGACTTGTTGCTCGAGTATGGTGTAGATGTCGAGCAAGAAAAGAAATCTAAGATAGTGCTGCTGTCATGAGTGAGTTCAAGTTAAATGATAAGGTTTGGGTTATTCGAAACAATGAAGTGTCGGAGGTTGTTGTTTGCGGAGTTACTGATGAGCTAGTTGCTAAAGGTGGGATGGTTAGGGAATGCTCTTATTACTTTGTAGCAGATTCTGACCTTTTTGTAGATATTCAAGGGCGCATGAAGCTAGAGCAGCATTTAGTTTTTAGAACTAAAGAGGCTTTAATAAAAAGCTTGTTAGATGAATAAAAAAAATCCAGCTAAGAAAAAAAGGGCTGAGCTAGAAAGAAAAGTCCTAATCAAAAGAGAGTTAGAGAGGCGTAAGAAAGCTAATCTAGCTTTTGATCAATACAATCAGTTTTACGACTGGCAAAAAGACTTCTGCGCAGCCACCGCTGATTACTTCGAGTCGTGTCTATGTGCAGCAAATCAAATCGGTAAGACGTTCACCGGTACAACTATTGACTCGTTCCATCTCACCGGCGACTATCCAGAAGGCTACCAAGGGCATAAGTTTGACTTCGCTCCTTTGTGCTGGGGTCTTGGTTATTCTATGGAAAAGTGTCGAGACCTACTACAAAAAGCTTTGTTCGGTGATTATGTTGGTAAAGAGTTTACTGGCGGTCTAGTCCCTAAAGATAAGATAGTAAGCTGGGAGTCTGCCACTGGGACGCCTAATGCAATGAGAACAGTTAGAGTTAGGCATAAAACTGGCGGCACATCAGTTATTCAATTCTGGTCATATACTCAAGGCCAGCATGCCATTATGGGAGATGTTGTTGACTGGTTCCATGTGGATGAAGAGCCGAGAGACCAAACAATCAGACCTCAAGTTCTAACCAGGACTATTAATGGTGACAAAGGCAAAGGTGGTAGAGGGATATATACCTTTACTCCTGAGAATGGTCGAACAGAGCTAGTCATTAAGTTTATGGACGACCCAAGCAAAGACCAGTTCTTTATGCAGAAAGGCTGGATTGATGCGCCTCATATCACAGAAGAGAAACGGGAAAGGATGCTCGAACAGTATCCGGCTCATCAGAGAGATATGAGAACCAAAGGTATTCCAATGCTAGGTCATGGTCGAATCTATGACTTGTCCGAAGAGTTTATTAAGTGTGACCCATTTGAAATCCCAAGTCACTGGTTTGTTATTGGGGGAATGGACTTTGGTTGGGACCATCCTCAATCTCAAGTTAAACTGGTTGAAGATAGGGATACTGGCACGTTTTACTTAACTCACTGCTGGAAAGCCTCTAAAGTTTCTGCCAATGACGCTTGGGGCGCCGTTAAATCATGGCAATCTAATATTCCTGTAGCTTGGCCTCATGACGGACTGCAAAACGAGAAGGGTCGAGATGATGCCGTACAACAGAAGGTTCATTATCAAAATGCTGGATTTAGAATGACCTCGGAACATGCTACTCACCCCCCAATCAACAAAGCCGGAAAGATCCACGCGGGAGGAAATAGTGTCGAGCATGGGCTTTACGAAATAAGAGATTTAATGTGCAAAGGCAAGTTTAAAGTGTTTAGTGGATGCCTAGAGTTTTTTAACGAGTTCAATCAATACCATAGAGATGACAAAGGTAAAATTGTAAAAGTAATGGATGACATCTTGGACGGAGTGCGCTACGCCTATATGATGCGTCGATATTCTGTTAGAATTGGTGATATAATGGCACCAATCAAGAAAGTTTACATACCCCAGCCTTTAAAAACTATGGGAAGATAGAATGCTAACAGCTACAGACGTAAGAGACCTCCACGACAAAGCTTATACCCACGGACAAACAACAAGAGAAAAAGCGGCAGACGATTTACTGTTTTTTTGGTTAAGCCAGTGGGATGACACACAGCTAGGAGGCTCATCGCTTCAGTATCGTGGCCAATTCGATATGCTTCGAAAGGCTGCTCGTCAAATTATATCAGACATTAAAGCAAACCCAGTGCAGGTTGACTTCGAGCCAATTGAAGACACTGACGAGTCAGGCGCAGACATTATTGACGGCATGTATCGTTCAGATATGCGTAACAATTCAGCATTAGAGGCAAGAGAAAACGCTATCACGGAATCAATTGTTTGCGGCGTTGGCGCATGGGAGCTCTACACTACCTATAAAACTAGACGAAACGGCGACAATCGACAGATAATCAACCGCAGGCCGCTATTTGAAGCCAACAATCAAGTATTCTGGGATCCTAACGCAAAGCTTAATGACAAATCGGACGCTAATTACGTGTCGTGCTTGGTTGGGTATTCAGAAGATGGATATAAGCAGCTTGTTAAAGAGTTAGGTGGCGATGAGGTAGATGATGTTCCTAAGTCGTTCGCATTTCCTGAGCACTCCTACGTTTTCCCATGGCTTACTGGAAACACCGATTATTACGTCACTCGATTCTATCATCGAACCAAGAAGAAAGTTAAGATATTCCTATTTGCTGATGCGATTGGTAGCGAGCAAGAGGTTAGAGAAGATGATCTCGACGATAAAGAAGACGAATTGATTGATAATGACTTTCAGTTAATCGACGAAATCGAAAAGGAAGTCTACGAGGTTAAGCTTTACATCGTGGGCGGCGGTGATGAGGTATTAGATTGCTCAGTTATACCTGGTGAGCATATACCAGTCATCCCCAATTACGGAGAAAGGGCTTTTGTTGAAGGTGAGGAGCATTACGAAGGTATAGTCAGGCTAGCAAAAGACCCTCAAAGGCTGAGAAACTTCCAGCTGTCCTATCTTGCAGATATTGTATCTAAGAGCCCGAGACAGAAACCTATATTCTTTCCTGAGCAGATACAAGGTTTCGAGTATATGTATGAAGAAGCTGGGGCTGATAACAACTTCCCTTACCAACTTCAAAACATGAAGGACGCTAACGGAGACCCGTTACCAATTGGCGCTCAAAGTGTTATGCCTGAACAGCCAATGCCTCAAGCTCTTATCGCAAGTATACAAGCGTCAAGAGAAGCTATTAATGATGTAGCCAGTGAAGGTCTACCCCAAAATATTACTGATATGGATTTAAGTGGTGAGGCTTTAGTCCAAATAGAAAAATTATTTGATAAGCAATCTTTTATTTATCAACACAACCTTAAAGCAGCTCTTAGGCGCGATGGTGAGGTTTATGCCTCAATGGCTTCTGTTGTATATGATACAGAGCAAGAAGTCTCACTAGTTAAGCCTGACGGTGTAGCATCTAAAGAAGTTATCAATCAGCAGGAGATAGATCCAGAAACGCTACAACTTGTAGTCAAAAATGACGTCAAAAGTTACATATTTGACGTCTATGCCGACATTGGACCAAGCTTTCAATCCGTTAAAGAGCAGAGCCGCAAAGAGTTAAAGGAGATGATTAACAGTGAAGCCCCTGACAGTCCTATGCGTCAAATGATGCTGCTTGAATATATGACTATGATTGATGGTGTAGCGTTTAAATCAATGAGAGAGTACGCGAGGAATCAATTGGTGCTACAGGGTTATGCTGAACCTGAAACTGATGAAGAGAAGCAGATGCTTGCTCAACAGCAGCAATCACAACAAGAACAACCAGATCCAGCTCTATTGATAGCTCAAGCTGAAATGGGTAAGGCTCAGGCTGAGCAAATGAATGCTCAATCCAATATGATGGATACTCAAATAGATCAATATAATGCAGAAACTAGCAGGGCTAAAGTTATGGTTGATGCTAAAAAAGCGGATGCCGAGATAAACTTCAAGAACATCCAATCACAAGGCGCTCGAATAGACAACGTAAGAAAAGTCACCGGCGCAGACCTAAGGCAGAGAGCATAGTTTCAATAAATTTGCAGCTGGTACTTAATAGTTTTATACTATAGGTACTGGCGAGTGAGTACGCAAACCCGAATATAGGCGGTCTTACCTATAGTTATCGTTCACTACGAGGATAATCAAGTGGAAACATTATCGTTAAGCGAGCTTAAAGCTCAAAACGAGGCTGCTGAACAGCCTAAAGATACACCGGAAGATGAGTATGTTGAGGTGGATAACGAAACTTTAGAGCCGATTGAGGTTGAGGAACCCGAAGAGCTAGAAGTTGAAGAAGAAGCTGAGACTGATGACGAAAAGTCAGAACCAGAAGGTGAATTGGAAGACTGGCAGAAGACCGAAGACGATAATAAAAGCGGTTTCATTCCAAGCGCTGAAGCTAAACATCTACGTCTAAAAAACAAAGATTTAAAGGCTCAGAAAGAGGAAAGAGACGCCGAGCTAGAAGAGCTTAGACAGAAAGTTGAAGCCTTATCTAATCAACCCAAGAAAGCTGAGGATGTTTTACCTCCAAGGCCGGTATTAGAGGATTATGATTATGATGAGAAGCTTCATGGTGATGCGCTTGAGGCGTGGTTTGATAAAAAGATCGAGTTAAAACTTAACAAAGGTCTCGAGTCAACCCAGCAAGATAGGGCTAAACAGCTTGAAATTGAAGCGGCAAACAAAGCTCGGGAAAATGCAGTTCATGAGCATTTAAACAAAGCAAGCAAATTAATTGCTGAGAAGAAGATAACCCAAGACGCTTGGCTAGCTGGAGATTTATTAATCCGGCAGACTTTGGATCAAGTGTTTCCAGGTTCAGGCAATGAAGTTGCAGATCAATTTGTCTCACTCATGGAAAGCAATGGCGAAGGTAGCGAGAAAGCTTGGTTTTACTTAGGCAGAAATCCTAAAGCCCTTAATGAGTTCAAAGACAAACTAATGAACGACAAGACAGGCGCTAGCGGAGTTATGTATTTAGCTAAGATTCAAGAGAAAGCCTCAAAACCTCCACGTAAAAAACGTAGTGACGCACCAAAACCAGCAGCGGAACTCAAGGGTGACGCAGCAACCGGAACAGCCAAGTCATTAAAGAAGCAATATGACAAAGCGGTAAAGGATGGCGACACTCAAGGCAGAATTGACGCCAAGAGAGCAGCCAAAAAAGCTGGTGCAGATGTGTCCAAATGGTAAAAGGTAACTAAAAATGTCTAGTACAGGTAAGATTGTAGAAGTAATGTTTGAGTCCGCGTTAGAGACTTACGAAACCCAAGACATGATGCTCCCCTTAACGAATTTCTTTGAGCCGGAAGCGGGCGACATGCAGAACTCGGGCAACTTTATTTGGCGCCCAGTCCAGCAACATGCACCAATTATCGACGGCTGGGATTTAACAGGGTTAGAAACTGATATTATCGAGGAGACCTATCCTGCGATTCTAGGAAGCCCTAAAAATGATTTTGTAGAGCAGCGTGCTGATGATTTGCGTGATATGACGTTCTGGAAGCGCAGAGGCGAGCAGTCTGGTAGGCGTCAAGCGTCTAACCTTAATCAAACTATCGCGACAGCAGTGGCCACACAAGGCTCCTTATTCTATCGTGATGTAGCATCGACCAGTGGTTATGATTTCATTGCTCAAGGTCAAGCTATCATGAATGAGAGGCAAGGCGCTCAAAGTGAAAGATGTTACGTTCTTAATGATCGCTCAACACTTCGTTTTGGTCAGGATTTAGCAGCCAGACAAACTCTTCAGGGTCGCCCTGCGGAAACTTGGAACACTGGTCAAATCGGCCAAAATGTAGCCGAGTTTGATGTCTACACTGGCTCATATTTGCCAAACCTAGTAGGCGGTGCAAATCCAGCAACTACCGTAACAGGAGCACAATCATTCGCTCCAGAAGGTGGAACGGTTGACGCAGCTACCGGCGTTTGTACTAATGTTGACTATCGTTCAGCAGAGATTCCGGTCGCAGATTCAAGCGGTTACAATATTGGAGACAAGGTTACTATTGGCTCTCTTAATGCTGTTGGTCTTGATGACAAAACCGACACTGGTGAGTTGATGACATTCACTATTGTGGCAAAACCTTCAGGAACCAGTATCACTGTATATCCTAAACCCATTGCGGCTGATGATGCGGCATTATCAACTTTAGAAAAGGCTTATGCTAATGTTAATACAACAATTGCAAACCTTGATACAGTAGATCGTTTAAATACAGACGCTTCAGCAAAAACCAATTTATTTTGGGATAAAGACGCTGTTGAGGTTCTTGGTGGCAGCATTCCAGCCAACTTGTTTAAAGAGTTTGACGGCATGAAGGTTGTTTCTAGCACTATGAGCAACGGTCAGACTATGTACATGGTCTACGATGGCGACATTGCTAAAATGACATTCAGATACCGCTTATTCACTTGGTTTGGCGTGACAATTGCCAACCCTAGCCAGTGTGGTGTTTCAGTATCAGGCTAACTTAAGCTTTAGTGTTGTATGGGGTGGCTTTTGGCTGCCCCTTTTTTTTGCTATAATGAAAGAAAACCGGAGATTAATATATGTCAGTTGTTATTTGGAAAGATGGTGTTAGTTCTTTATGCGAACCTAAATACCTAGCTAATGAGCTAGCCGCTGGTTACACGTTGGAAAATATCAAAAAGGAAGTTAAGAAAGAAGAAAGTGATGAGGATAAAGATATTAGACTACAAGCAAAAGAGCTAGGCATTAAAAGCCCTCACAACAAAAAAATACCAACGTTGATAAAAGAAATCGAGGCCAAGTTAAATGATAGCGACTAAAGATGATCTCCTTATTGGGGCCTTTGATGAATTGAGGATTAGCGGCTTAACTGTTGACCCCACCCCAAAAGAAAAGCAACAGGCGCTAATCAAGATGGAGGAAATAGCGGCCGAATATGAAAGCCGCAACATCTGCATCAACTATCTTTTTGAGGATGAGCCAGACCCGAGCACCACCAGCGGGATACCACCTCAATTCAATCAAATGATGAAAACTAATGTTGCAGTGAGATTGATACCAATGTTTGGTAAAAACTCTCAAGCGTCCCCAGCATTAATGGATTTAAAAAAACAAGCTTCAGGCGCCCTATCCAACGCTAGCGCTAGGACTGCAGTCGTTAATGAAACGAACTACCCAGACAGGCAGCCAGTAGGCTCTGGGAATAACTTTAGATGGGGTCAGAAATGGCGTAGATTCTACAAAGAATCTCCTAATGCACCTATATCTTGCTCAACAGAAAAAATGCAACTAAATACGATAGATAGCTTTATTGCATCGTGGGCTAATTTCCTTGGTGAAGGTGAAACAATATCCAGTTATGAGATAAAATCTAGTAATGGTCTAACTATTTCTGGCGATCAAATACAAAACGACAGCACCGAGGTTTTTTATAGGGCGCTTGCTACTTTATGCGGTTACCAAACCGTGACCATATCTATTGTAACAACATCTAGCACCCCTGAATTTGCTGACGTCAGAACAATTAACTTTAATGTTATTGATAATTTAAGCTGATATAATAGCGCTAGGCCGTGTCGGGCGGCCTAGGTAGCGCTACCGTCCACCATCCCGACAACCCGATAAGCTTTGTCCTCCCGACCTTGGACATGGAAGTTCAATTTTTTAATGAGGCTTATCATGGCGTTTAATCAATTTAAACTCGACCGCTCAAACTCTCAATCTCGCGGAATTTTCGATTCTTATATCTATTCAACCTCAGACACTATTGCGGAAGTTCAGGCAACTTCTTATTTCATAGAGAGCCGTTTTGCCGGAAGAGTCCCTGAGAAATGGGTCGGCAGCTTTATTACTTGCAAGTGTGCTGACGGAGTATACGAAGGTGAGATAGATGAAAATGGCACTGCTCAACCTATTGCTACAGGCGCAGCCGATGGAGATGTGGTTGGCCCAGCGTCCAGCACTGATACGTCGCTTGTTTTATTTAGTGGCGCGACCGGAAAAGTCATTGATGAGGCCCCTGTAACTGTCGACTTAGATGGGAAGATGACTTTTACAAATCTAAATAATGTTAAGGGTTCTTTTGTCGGGGTTAATGTTTATGAAATATTAAGCGCTTCAGATTTAGACGACTTAGCTGTAGGTGGTGTTATTACAGTTAATTCGGTTACTGTTTTTCTATGGAATAGTATCGATACAGAAATAGAGTCTGACGTGAGGATTGTCTGTGAAAATGGCGGAATATTTCAAGTTCAATCCTCGGCTGGCAGAATGGTCTGGATATACACCGGAACCGATACGTTCATATCGGGTGACGGAGCATTTACAGCAATCAATATGACCCTAGAGAGCAATTCAGGAAGTGCTAAGTTTATTGATTTAGGTACTAGAGCTCTATTACTAGAAAATGCGGGAGTTAGAGGTTGGAATGATTTGGGAGAGTTTTTCGGCGGAGTTGTGAATCTAGATTCCACTAGATTTATAGCAAACTCAACCACTCTATCACTAAGAAATTGCAGCAGTATAACTATTGATAAAGTGTCGCCTATTGCCTTAGCTCCAGGGCTTAACATGATCACAATAACTAATCAGTTTGCAAAAACGCAAGCTGTAAGAATTTTATTTGCGACTGGGGCTATATCAAGCACTAGTAACATAGTTAGGATCGACCCTGCAGTACTTGATGGCTCTAGATTCTTAGTGACCGGTTGTACAGTTTCAGGTGGCGGCGTATTTGATACATCGGGCTCCAGTGGTACATTTACCGCTGTTGCAGATGCGACTATTGCGACAACCACTGTAACTAGCGTCACCGATTCGGGAGGGCTAGCAAGATTCAATTATACTGGCTCCAGTGTGCACGCTGGCCAAATAGTTGAGCTCACAGGCTTTGCTACGAGCTCCTACAATACGAGCGGGAGAGTCATAACCACTGCTGGCGCTGGTTTTTTTGAGTTTGAAAATGTCAGTTATAGTGTTAATGATAGCGGATCTTTCACTTCCAATTCTGTTACGTTAACCGACATTGGAACCGCTCTAGTTGATGGCGATACCATTACTGTCAATACCGATTCCTCAACTGATTACGATGGCGGTTCATATGTTTACAATCAACAGCTTGACAGCTTTCAAATAAACAGAGAGTTTACAGTTACAGCTAGCGGAACTTGGAGTGCGGCAGGATTGGATGGTTCAGATTCAAGAGTTATTGCTATATCTAATGTTGGCTTTGAAGATAGCTCGTATATTGGCAGCGGCTTTGTTAATGATAACTCAGTACAAACGACTGGCATTGTTAATGGTGTATATCAGGACATAGTTTTTGGCACGGCTGGTAGCTCATTAATACAGGCGACCAATACCGAAAGATTTAAATTAATTGATGATGTCAGTGGTACTTGGGAATGCACCTCAAATGAAGAGGTTAACGGGGAGATAACAAGCCCAATAACAGCAGTCAGCTCCGGAGGGGCTAGAGAGTTTTTATTTAAGTGGGTAATTGACCGAAGAGATGGGAATGGTTTTGTTGATATGACTAACGCAGCTATAGCAATGAATGAGATTGGATCGTCTGCTGGTAATACTTCATTCGCCGCTCCTATATCAATGCAAAAAACATGGAGAATGAAACCTCAAGTAACTAGACAGGATGGAAGTAGCGATTTAACAATAAGATATGCTCAAATCTACATAAGAGGAAAATAGCGCCACCCAAACAAGCTAACGCGGGACTGTTTATTATTGTGTGGTACAATGGCTTATAATTTTAAATAGGTAGCGCTATGGAATTAAAACTCCCAATTTCTATAGGTGATAAGCACGGCTCAGAAACCGATTATCGCGATCAATTATTAGTTAACTACACTTTAATTTCTAGAGAAATAAAAGGCGATCAAGGATATATATTATCTCATCCAGGGCTAACTCTTCTTGGTAACGCTGTAGGGGTAGATCGGGGTGGGTGGTTCAATCCGCGCCAAAACTCTCACCTTAGGGTTTCAGAAACTACATTAATATCCCTTAATACAAACGGCTCTTATGATGCTGTCGGCGTTATTCCAGGCTCTCAACATGTCATCATGGATAACTCCTTCGAGACTCAAGGTATCTTATCAGATGGTAGATTTTGGCTGTACGATGGCGCAACATTAGCTGAGGTAATAGACGAAGATTTAGGCTCGCCTATAGACTTTAAATGGATAAATGGCGTCTACTTTTTCACTGATGGCGAAAACCTATATCATACTACAGCAACATCTGAATTTAACATAGACCCGTTAACCTTTGCCACTTCTGAATTTTCACCCGATAGAACATACGGGCTGATAAAAAATGAGCAAAACCAAATGGTTGTTCTTAACAGGTACACTATTGAATGGTTTAGAGATACTGGCGCCGCTGTAAACTTTAGATTTGAGAGAATTCAAGGTAAGGCCGTTAAGGTCGGAATTGTCGGCACTAATTGCAAGGTCGAGATGAATGGTCAGATATTTATTCTTGGTGGCAGGAAAAACGAAGACCCGAGCGTTCATATTGTATCAGGCGGAAAGAACTCCAGAATAGCCACTAGAGAAATAGACAAGCTGATTAATGCTTACACCGAGGCTGAACTCCAATCTGTTGTCATGGAGACGAGGACTCAATATGGTGATCAATTTATTATCATAAGACTACCTGATACAACGCTTTTGTATAACTTCACCATCGCCTCTAAATATGGCAACAAATATGGCTGGACAATAGCCAAAACAGGTGTTGTTGACAGTTCTCCATGGAGGGGAAGAAACGGTGTGTTTGATCCGAGGCTGTCAAAGTGGATTTATGGTGACTCGCTTGATGGCTCTATTGGTTATCTTGATGAAATGACCGCCGCTCAATATGGCGAGCAAATGGAAGGATTGTTTTATAGTCCGATCGTTAAATTGGAAACGTTTAGCATTAATGAGATGGAGATGGAAACCATACCAGGCTTTCATTCTGGCCCTATCACTGTATTCATGTCTCAATCTCTTAATGGTGTTAATTACGCGCAAGAATATAAATTTTTAGAAAGCGAAGAATTCAATTACGATTTGAGGTTTATTGGCAGGAATATCGGTTATGTGAGGGATAATTTCAACTTCAAATTTAGAGTTGTTTCCACCGGTAGAACCGCATTTGGAGGGTTGGAAATAGAATATGATTAAGTCAAATCAAACCATTGAGGATTGGAGCGACTGCTCTACAGAGCATACTGGATGGTCAGACAACTCTGTAGAGGACTATATGGCTGTAAAGGGTGACTTGCAAAGAGTTGAAGGGTTAATCAATGATGGTGCGCTGTCTCCACAGTTCGGCACTGGAAGCCCGGAGGGCGTAGTTATAGCTAATTATTCCTTAAAGTACATCGATACAAGCGTTCCAACAGAATACTACAACCCAACATTTGGTTCCGATACTGGATGGGTAGCATTGTGAGTTACTTTATTTCTGGATTGCCAAGAAGTAGGACGGCATGGTTATCAGTGTTTATGTCTCAATCAGGACAGTATTGCCATCATGACGGCTTTAATCATTGCCAATCGATGGAGGAGTATCGAAATAAAATAAAAGGCTGCGGCGACAGCTCTACTGGATTAACTTTAATTAACTTAAATAAAGATTTTCCAGACTCCAAAGTGGTAATCATAGAAAAAAACGAACAAGAGTTTGAAAGATGTGTTGAATGGTGCGATGCAATGTACGGAAAAGGCTCGCGTGGCAACTTGATTGAGATGAGGGAAAAGCAAAAGACAATAGAAGGGCTTAGGGTGAATCAATACGATTTGGACAATAAGTTAAGAGACATCTGGGAGTATTTGGTCGATACGCCGTGGAGTAATAGATATTTAAAATTAACACAATTTAACATTCAGTCAGATCCCTTTAACATCAATTTACAAGCAGCAAAATCACTATATGAAAGCATTCAACAAGATAAGCTCAACAGTAGACGCGTCCAAAGCTAGGCAAGAGCTTTATAATAATTATGGATTATTTGGTGAATTTAATGCCAGAAAAGAGGCTGGTCCAGTGCATGCAGATATGGATGATATATGGCTAAGATATGGCGATATATCTGGAATGAATGAAAGTGGGGACTATTCAAAAATAGCCGACGAGCATGACTCTATCTGGCTTAAAAACTTACCTGAATGTAAAAAGCTGTGTTTTAAGGTTATGTCCTTAGTGGATGGGGAAAGGTTGGGAGGTGTTTTAATTACAAAGTTACCTCCTGGGGGAAAAATACAGCCGCACGCTGATTCTGGCTGGCACGCTGAATATTATGACAAATACTACATCCCAATCCAGAACGCCAAGGGCGCGATATTCGGTTTTGAATGTGGTATTATAGAGCCAAACTATGGTGATGTATGGGCGTTTGATAATTCCTATACTCACTGGGTGGAAAACAACTCTGATGAAGAGAGGATAGCGATGATTATTTGTATTAAGCAATCTAAAATGGATAAGTCAGGCTTTATGCTTGGCGATAGAGTGTAAAATTGCCTTGGGGTTACGCTGCCGCGGCGGTAGGCACCTATTTAGGCTCTAGAGAAGCAGGTAGGGGAGCAGAGAGCGCGGCTAGAACAGAAGCTGACGCCATGAATAGAGCGCTAGATTATCAGCAAGAGGTTGAGAGGCTTCCGCTTGAGATTAGAAATCAGTTTTTGCCATTAATGTCCGATTTTTACTCTGGAGGGGAAGGTCAAAACCAGTTTATCGAAGACACTAAATCAAGTCCTTTTTATCAACAGATGATTCAAGCAGGACAGGAAGGTGTATTGGCTAATGCTGGCGCTAGAGGTTTAACTCGATCAGGGAACACGGCACAAGATTTATCCCTATCCAATCAAAATGTTTTAAATAGCCTTGTTAACCAAAGGCTTGCTGGCGTCTCCACGCTTGCTAACCAGCCATTAAATACCAACGCAATAGCTAACTCTATGAGCGGCATTGGTCGAACTATGGGTCAAGGTCAGATTGCTCAAGCTAACGCTATGCAGCAGGGTTATGGCGGGATGTTCGACGCAATCATACAAGGCACGAATGAATACAACAGGAGCGGCGGCTAATGAATCGTTTTTCGGTCAATCCTTTAGGTGGGTTTAATCCAGTTCAAGCTGTTACGAATATCAAACAGCAGAACCGCGAAGAAGATGCACAAAAAGCTCAACTTCAAGCAGATAGGGATAAGAGGTTGGCATTCGCCAATGCCGCTAGTGGCGACCCTCAAGCTATGATCAAGCTTGCAGAGGCTGACCCTAATCTATTTCAATGGATGGATCAGAGAAACGCTAAAAGAGCTGCCACAGAGGGTGCTGCAAGAGCGCAAATAAAACAGCAAGCAGAACAGCAATGGCTGATTAGATATGATCAAGCTTTAGAATCTGAAGACGAGCAAGCAAAGCAAGCTTTAATGCAAGAAGCGATCGACGACCCTAATAATGATTTAGAGCATGGCGCAATTGGCAAAGACCCAATGGCAGATAGAGCTATTACCAAGGCCATCTTGTTTAATTCGATGGGTAAAGATGCCTATAATCAGTTTTATGGACAGGATAGAGGGCTTGAGAAAGGTGTTTTTTCAATAACTCAAACGCCAACTGGCTTTTTAAGATTAAACAATAAGACAGGTCAAGTTACTGAAATATCAAGCTCATCAAAAGAGGCAGCTGAAGCAAGAAAGGCTGAGAAAGAAAGAATTGAGCAGGAGCTTAAGCAGTCTAATACAACTTTTGATAGATCTAAAAAAATAAGAGATAGGTACGATAAGCAGAGTGGTGACTTTGTTAAGGTTAGGGATGCTTTTGGTCGTATTGAGGCTTCCTCTAGCGATCCAGATCCAGCAGGAGACCTATCCTTAATATTTAATTACATGAAAATGCTAGACCCAGGCTCAACCGTAAGAGAGGGCGAGTTTGCAACCGCCGAAGGAGCTGCCTCAGTTCCCGAAAGGTTTAAGGGGGCTTACAATAAAGTTATAAGTGGCGAAAAGCTGACAGAAAAGCAAAGAAACGGCTTTGTTAATCGAGCCAAGATGCTTATGAAAAAAGCAAACTCTCAACAGTCTAAAGATAAAGCAGAAGCTATCAGGCTTGGAAAGCAGTTTGGTATCACAGAGAATGATATTTTTGGTGTTCAGCCTGAAGAGCCAGCAGCAAACGCAGTCAACTGGAGCGACCTGTAATGGATGTCACACTTCCTAACGGAAAAGTCATAAAAGGCGTTCCTGACGGCACCCCTAAAGAGGTTGTTATGCAGAAGGCTATAGATTCTGGGCTTGCTGTGGCTTCAGATTTTCCAGTTGAGCAACCTCGGGCGCAAATTCAACCTGAAGAGGATGTCGGATTTATTGATAAGTTATCGACCATTGTGTCTGGTTCTGATAGAACAACTCCTGAAATAGAAGCTCTCCCAACCATCGGCAACGCTCCAGAGTTTAGCGAAATGTCTAGCGACGCATTTAAGGCTAATTTAGGAACCTTTACAACTGGCGACTTGTCCGAGCAGGCGAAAATAATTAAACAGCAATATGGCGATAGGGTTAATTTCAGGCGGGATGAGAAAGGGAATTACATAGCGGACTTTCCATCGGGTTCTTATGCTTTAAATAAGCCAGGCCTATCTCTCCAGGACATTCCAAAATTTATGGGTGATATTTTAGCTTTCAGTCCAGCAGGGAGAGCCACAACAATACCTTCCGCGATAGGTAGGAGTGCCACTGGTGAGGCGTTGCTAGAGGGCGGAGATGTGGCTTTAGGTGGAGACTTTGACGCTGGAGAGGTAGCAACTTCCGCCGCTCTTGGGGGCGTATTCAAGGGTGCTGAGGATTTGCTTGGCGCTGCGTGGAGAGCTTTGAGAGGGAAATCCCCAGATGAGGCTGCTGCTCTACTAAAATCAGCAGAGGATTCCGGCATACCAATTATGACTAGCGATGTCATGCCGCCTCAAACATTCCCTGGTAAGGTGGCCCAGCAAACGGGTGAGAAGATACCATTGGCTGGAACTGCTGGAGCAAGAGAGGGTCAACAAGAGTTTCGAGTACAGGCAGTTGATGAGATCGCTCAAAAGTATAATTCGTTTAGCTATAAATCTATAATTGATAGTCTGAAAAGTAAAAAAGATAGAGTTAAGCTTGCGGCCGGCAATGTATTAGAATCCGCCGGAAACAAGCTGGATGATGCGGGAGTAATACCAACCGATAATACAACTAAAAGAATAAATAGCGTTAAGGAAGAGCTTTCTAAGCCTGGAGTAATGACTCAATCTAGCGCTTTGGATGATTTGGCCGAAATTTCTAATGCGGTAGGGTCGGCGCCTCAAACCTATTCAACATTAAAGGAAAATAGGACAGCCTTTAGAGAAGTTGTTGATGGTCTAGATCCAACAGCTAGGAGTCAACTTTCAACTAGGGCGAAATCTCTTTTAAAAAGTGTCGAGCATGCCATGACTGCTGACATGAAGGCTTTTGCTAAAAACAATCTTACGCCACAAGAATTCATGAAGCTTAATAAGGCTAATGCAGTTTACGCAGAAGAGGCTAAAAAACTAACAAAAACCAAACTTAAAAACATTTTAGATAAGGGTGATTTCACTCCTGAAAACGTTAAACAATTATTATTTAGCAAGAACCAGTCAGATATGAAGCTGCTTTATGATGGATTAACTCAAACAGGTAGAGCTAATAGTCGAGCGGCCATTATTAATAAAATTGTGTCCGATTTATCTTCTAGGCAAAGCGGGTTGACGCCAAATTCTTTTGCATCCCAGCTTAAGAAATACGACCCTCAAATAAAGACCTTTTTCAAAGGCAAGGAAAGAAAGCAATTAGAGGGTTTAAGAAGGGCTTTGGAGGCAACCAGAAGAGCGCAGGATGCAGCAGTGACAACGCCAACAGGTCAATCTCTTGCTGGAGGGTTAACTGCTTACTCAGCCTTTACAGACTTAGGCGCCACGCTAGGCATAGGAGGCACGGCAGGAGGATTAGCAAGGCTTTACGAGTCTGCTCCAGTTCGAAATGCTTTACTGAATCTCTCCGGCGCTCCAAAAGGCTCGACGGCATTTGAGCAGGCCTTGCGAGAGGTGAACGAATCTTTGCTAGTTGCAGCTCAAGCAATGCGGAGCGAATTACAGGATAGAGAAGAATCCCAAGAATAACAGAAAGAACCATATAACCTCCTTAAAAAAGGTTATTATAACATATAAGCCATAAACCAATACTAGAGGCGAAAGATGACTGAAATTACTAACCCTTATATCTATATTCCTGATCCAGATAAATCTAGAGCTTTATTTAACGCTCAGCTTTACTTTGGCCTACCTGATACCGATCCAACTATAGCCTCCAACCAGAAGCTCGTTAGAGGCATTCAAGAGGATGGCATACCTGTTAGCTTAGCGCAGCCCGTGCTAACAAATTCAGGCGGCGTTCCTGAGTTAAACGGCAAGCCTTTAAGGTTGGACATTTCTGGCGATTACTCTTTCGCTGCTAGAGATAGACTTGATGTCCCAAAGTACTATGCACCAAACGTAGAAAACCCAGAAAGCGGAAGCGATGGATTTAGTGGCGTAGTTGTTATTGAAGATCAAGAGTTATCACTAGGTCAATTAGATGTTACGTTTTCAAATGTTGGAGCAAATGAGTCTGTCTTCTATCTACAAACGAATATAGGTGATCAAGGTTTTTTAGCTAAAGATATCGATTACACCGTTAAAAACTCAACCACAATCACATTAACAAGCTCAAAAAACGCTGGCGATAAAGTTATTGGAAGGCAGAATGACCCAACCGGACAACTAGTTCCAGTTAACGATGATGCTGAATCGCTGTTAGTTTTTTCAGACTTGGCAGACGCTGCTGCAAGCGCGGCAGCAGGTAACTTGGTTGCAGGTAACACTGTCACTTTAAATGGCAATGCAGTTTCAGGGGATGGTCTTGGAGGTGATAAATATTTAGTCCAAGTTACAGGCCCAGCCAATGACGGAGTGAATTATTTAGATTTAAATGGCACGCTTCAACTAGCATTGCAAAACAACTATTATAGATTTCAAAATTACTCTGAAACTATAGCAGTCGCCTCCTCTGCTGCTGGCGTTCTGAATATAAATCTTAATAGCGGATCTTCACAACAAATCATATTAACAGAAAGCATATCAAGCTTAGCTTTTGTTAATTTTAATCCAGGCGGCGATTACTCAAGCACGGTAACGTTAAAAGTTCAACAAGATGGTGTTGGCGGGTGGGGTATAACTTGGCCAGCATCTATAGTATGGGCTGGAGGTATTGCCCCATCAGTGACTGCAACGGCTAATGCTATAGACATGTACGGATTTACAACTTATGACGCCGGCGTGAGCTGGTTTGGCTTCTCTCTGGGTGCGGACTTCTCATGATTGGGGTAGCTAAAAACTTTGCAGCGACAGTTGCATCAACAACATACAGTGCTTTTGTTACCCCCTTTGAGGCTGTTGCTATTGGCCCCCCTGGAAGTTTAACAACAAACACTGTGACAATTAACGTCTCAGGCGGCGCACCCCCTTATACATATGCTTGGTTAAAGCTGATTGGTGATGATATCACTGTAGCAGATACAACTGCTGCGTCTGTAACGTTTTCAGCCTCTGGAGCCAATGGAGACGGCAAGCTTGCTGTCTTCAGATGCACAGTAACAGATAACGCCTTAGACGAAGTCTTTGTCGATGTTAACGTATCTTTTTCATTTGGAACGCAATTATGATTAAATTTGACACTGCAGTATCTTTCATTAATAACCATCTAAACCCTTCAGGCTACAGCGCGGGGCAGATAATCTCGTTTGAAGGCTATACAACCACTGGTGATAAAGGTGCGGCGAGGTGGCGCTCTCTTGGCACTGTTGGGACGGCAAGCGTAGATCCATTAACAAACAACAGCCCCAACCTATCAGACGCCTCTGGAAATGAGTTTGTGCTGGTTGGTGAGGGCGTTATCGATTTAAATGTGCTTGGCGGAACAGGGGTCTCATACCAAAACATTGCTGATGCAGCAGGACTTGTTTACTCTCAAGGGCTTACAAGCAACCCGAACGTCTCAGACAGGTATATTATAGCTGACGAGGCCGGAATGGTGGCTAGGGCCAACCCTCAAGTGGATGAGGCTTACATCGTATCAGACAGAGCTGATGGCATATTTGACACTGTAACAGTCGGAACTACTGCAAACGTAGACCTACCCAACACTTATAATATTATCGTATCAACGGTTGATGCGACTAAGTGCTTTGTGTTGAGAGTTCAAGATGCTGTTTACGCTAAGCAGCTGGGTATGTTTGACGGGGTATCAGACGATGCTCCTGCATGGCCTATATTCTTATCTTTATCAACTCAATGCTTTGGCGCTGAGGGCTCAACATCAATAACATCGGAAGAGATAGTTTTACCCGAAGGGGTGACGTTAGACCTGCTTGGTGGGGCTATTAAGGCAGATCCAGACCTACCAAATACAGGCAATATTGTTAAATTATCAAATGCCAAGTCGATAATTAAAAACGGGAAGGTTGATGGGAATAAAAGCAATTTAAATAATGCTTTTGCATCGGGAACAACTGGTAATTGCATATATATAACGACTGGGGCTGACGGTTCAAGGGCTATCGATATAGAGGCGTTTAACGGGCCGACAAATGGGATTGTAGTTGTTGGTAATGCTGTTGACGACATACAGATTGTTGGCTTTAACTGCCATGATAATGATTTTACAGGGACAGGTGTGGAACTACTTAACAATGGCGGCGGCGAGCCTTCAAATATACTTATTAAAGATGGCATTACAAAGAACAACAACACAGGCGGCGGAATTAGAATTCAGGCTTGTAATGGGTATGTTATCGATAATTGCGTTGCGGTAGACGAGCAAAAAGAAGGCTTGGTTATAGGTGTTGCTGAGGCGAATGGTGTTTGTGTTGGTAAAATAACAAATTCTACATTCGGCACTGCTAATGCGGCTACTGATGGAATATCTATTGATGGTATGGTTGGTGGGGGTGGGGCGCAGGCTGGAAAAATAAACACATGCCTTGTTCAGATGGCAAATGTTAGAGCTGAGGGTGCTGGAGGCGCGACCGGTTTAAGGGTTGAGAATTTTGCTAGGGTAGAAGGGGTTAATGTAACAAGTAATAATTTCACCAACGGCCACAACTACAACTCAAACGCATCGGTATCAATTTACAACCCATGTGCATTGAACAGCGGTGGATCTGGTTTTGATATAGACGCCAAAGTGTTTTTGTCAAGACCCAAGGTCGAGATCTGGAGTTCAACGGGTGATGCGGTGTTATTTAGAGCTAATAGCGGAGGCTCTGCAATATTGAGTGGTAATTTTGGCGCGCAAATAAGAGAGTCAGGATCACATGACGGTGCTGGCAACGCATCAACATTATCAGATAGTACTGCCAACTTCATTGCGGATGAACTGGTGGGCTTTTTTGTTAGGAATACCACTGACGGATCACAGGGTGCAATAACAGCAAACACAGCAACCACGGTAACAGCTACATTGTCAGGCGGGACTGATAATGACTGGGACGCCTCAGATGTTTACGAGATTACTTCTGAAAACGGTCAGGATGCGTTAGGCGTTGTTGGCACTCCGGCCGATATAAGGTTTGAGGTTCAATCCTTTACGGGTACGAGAAATACCGTAGGCGGTGTTGGTGGGTCTGTTCTTAATACGTGGGAGGTTGTCGATCTTGGATCTAAAAACATGGTTGAGCTTATAGACGGGATAGCCGCTCCAGCATCTGAAACTGGGCGAGCAAAAATGTATATAAATTCGTCAAACGGGGATCTACAAATAATATTTGGCGATGGCGTGACTAAAACAATAGTAACCGATATTTAAGCCAATAAAGAATATTGCTTAAAGCCGCAAACCCGCTCGAAATTAAATTTGACAGCGGGCATTATTTTATCTATCCTATTACTACAGTAATTAATGAGGAGTCAGAATGATAAAGAAAAGAGGTCCAAAACGATTAACCGAGGATGAGCGCAGAAAGCGATTTCAGATGGTTGTATCGCCAGCTACATCAGAGTGGCTAGAATCTCAACCTGAGGCCGCTGGAAGGGTTGTAGATAGGTTGGTAGAGAATCATCGAATCAAACAAGACTACGACAGTAAGGGGTAAATTATGAATAACGAGCAAGATAACGCAACAGAGGGTCAAGTAAGCCTATTATGGCTAGGATTAATTGCGCTAGGATTTTGGTTAAGCGCATTATTTATAGGGTGGTTAGTGTCATGAGAACCATTCAAAGCAGAATACAGCACTGTAAAAACAGAGTTCCGATCGCCGCGCCAAAAGTTGAAGAAAGCGCAAAGCTTCAAGCTGATGTGGACGCGTGGCTAGCGAAGGGTAACGAGATTTACGACGCTGATAAAAAAGAGGCTAATTTCAGGAATGATATTGAAAAATCTCGAGCCTACAAAAGGCGCACCAAGCCAGTATTAAACCTATCCATGTGGCGCTTTAGAGGTGAAGATACCATCCTAACCACTAAAGATATGGTCAGAGTTTTAGAGTGCTCCAGCGATTGGGTTGTGACTGAATACACTAAGAAACATCTTATTCCAGCGCCCTATAAAATCAGAGATTTAGATGGAAAAGTAAAAATAACCAAGAAAAATCACAACGCCAACTATTGGAAGTTAGGCGATTTAATTAAACACAATAAGGAGCTAGAAAAATGAGACAATCAACCGAACTAAGCAACTTAGTCGCTAGGCACCTGCAAGGCCAAGTACCACCTACCGTAGTCAACGAGTTTAACAAGCTAATTGTAAAAATGCGTAAAGATGAATCAACTATTGCGGATGCTGTGGATAAGTTTGAAGCTATCCACAACCCTCAAGTTGGAGCAAACAACCTAAACGGTGAAATTCTTAAGGGGAAGCTTTTTGAAATTTAGACTTGAATCGCTCGTGAAGAGCTACAACAAGCCTAAGAAGCGCGATATAGAGAAAGACGTAGAAGTTATCGATTTAGAAGAGAAAACGCCGTCAGAGCCAGATTTCGAGCTTGCTGACGCCATGATAGAGTATTCTAGGGAGAAATTATGAAAGATGCTATTTTAGTTGTGCTAATTGTCTTTACGGCTGCTCTTAGCTTTATCTTTGGTGCGATATGGGAGCAGAGGCAAAATTTCAAGAAAGGTCGCCAACCAACATGCCAAAGCGAATTAAAAGACCCATGCCAAGAGATACACGGGTTAAACACTAAAGGCATGCGAGATTACAAGCCTAAGTATGACCGTAATTTAAAACAAGTAGTATTAACATGTGAGGTGGAGTGATGAGAAGCGCGATAATCGGGTTTTGTATAGGCTTATTGGCTACAATGATTGCTTTTCTAGCGGTTCTCACTTTCAGGTTTCTGTTGATTGTCAATTTTGGCGACCCGCAGCAGCCAACATGCCAAAGCGAATTCAGCCAGCAAATCAACCAGTATCGAGTATGGCCAGAATATCCCACACAAGGGAAAGCGGCCTAATCGAATAGTCATTGAATGCGAGGATAAGTAGATGAAAATAGAAACGAGAGCAACTTTATATGATTGGGTAGAGTTTAAGGTTGAATGTGGTAGCACAGTAATTAACGAGGATATTCATCCAGAGCAGGCGGCCGACCTAATTGAGCAGCTTGAAAGCGCTATAGACGATCTAAAAGGGCTAGCTAGAGAGGTTGATGTTGAAGAGATATTCGCAGGGACCAGAAAGAAAGTCGAATCTTTAAATATTAGAGGATAACAAACAATGAGCATAGAAAACCATAAGTGGAGTGATGAAGATTTAAGTCTTTTTGACACCTCTGAATCTGAATATGCAGGGTTATTATTTAGCCTAAGATGCAATTCTATCATGAGTTCGTTTAGCGATTTTTACATCAACAAACAAGACGCCATAGCTATAGCCAAACACTTTAACGTAGACAATGAGTCTCTAGTGGAGGGTATAAAGGAGTTGATTAACTCTGTTGACTGCTCGTCTTGCTGCCCAAACACAGAGGTATTCTCAATTGACGACCTACAAAAACTAATAACTAAGGAGGATATAGAAGAATGAGTAATGTAATAGAGTTTCCGCAAACTGATGTTGAGTATATATTCAACAGTACTGGCGAAATTGTAGAGTCAATTATCATCGATTTATCAAGACTAAAAAGCATCGAACTAAGAAGGGATGAGTCAGACGAAGTCAGAGGCCGCATAACTAGACTGTGTATTGCTTGGCTAGCTTTAGAGAATCCAGAGGTATTAAATTTTGATGATGAATTAAATGAGGAGGATGGAGAGTGAATGATATAGAGTTTATTATCTTGTGGTTTTTGTCTGGATTTTTGCCATTTTTATTATCAGGGATTGTGATGGAATCAAGAAGCCCTAAAATTGATTTTGAGTTGGTGTCGCTTTCGATTTTGTCTGGCGGCTTTGGATTTTTATCGTTTTTTTTATTTTTTCCAGTATTTATATTTATTTGCTTCCAAAGGGTATTCTTTTTTATTAATGATAGGAGGGCTAGACAATAACCAAGAATGAGGTATAATTAAAAGGCTGATTGAAACCGGCGTCAAGAATCACAAAACGAGAAAGAGACTTTAAGTAAGAATCCAGAAGCCTAGTTGTTAAATCGTTTTGTGTAACTAGAGATGCTTGTTTCAACTGGGTTCTTTCTTAAGGTCTTTTTTTTCGCCTCAAGTTTCCTCAGTAAATAGATGATATATGTGGTGGAGTTAGTTGTAACCGTGGCGCGCGGATATAGTTACATGCTGGCAATGGCCTTATTCAGTTGACTAGACCGGCCTAGCTCCCCTTCATATATCATCTACAATTAGCATATCAACGACCACTTGTCACAGATTGGGTTTAAGTCCCTTTTGGAGATAACTGGCGGGAATATTAATTCCGACGATGCCGTTTCAATAGGTGACGTTGATATGCTAATTGACAAGTCCTTAAGAATTTAGATTCTTGTTCAGCAAAAAATGAAAATGAATGCCTATAGCTAAAGGCTTTAAACAGCAAATTTACAAAGTTTTACATTTTCTACTTATCACTACGACATTTAGACCGTGGACAAAGCAGGTTAAGTTGATGTGCCAACTATCTTAAGCTGGATATCGGAGCGACAACTCTAAAAACTGTTCTGCATATTGAGAGTGATAAGAATATAGATTTACCTTTATATCAACTAAAGGTCTAATGACCACTATTAACTAAAGGAAAACAATATGAAAGTAGAAGAAACACTGAAAGAGCGAGGAGAGCGATACGGAAGCTTTGATGGTTATGCACTGCAATTAGAAGCATTGAAAAATGCGGTTGATTTGGAGGCTTCGTCACTTAATTGTGTGCACAAAGCCGGAATGGAGATGATATTAACTAAAATAGCTAGGATTATGAATGGCGATCCTGATTATGTTGATAACTGGCATGATATAGCTGGATATGCAACATTGGTAGAAAGAGATATTGAAAAGAATTTTTAACTAAATAGGAGATAAGAGAGTGATAGCAAACGTAATGGTAAAAAAGAATATTGATGTTAAGTACCTAAAGGTTTCGGCGAATGTTCGATATTGGGGAGATTCAGAAATTAACGGCGAAATGTCAGATGATGAAGGTGAGGGAGTCCCGTTTAAAAATGCAGAGTTATGGGAGCCTGTCATTGATGTTGATAAAGGGGCGGTTTGTGACTGGCCTATTGGTACTGTAGCAAAATTTCATTTTAAGGTTTGCGATGCTGGCAGTTACTATTTGTTGGATGATAACTTTAATGAATTGTTATCAAGGGTAAATAATTACGTTCCTGACGGTTTATGTCATGGCGATGAAGGATATGGGGATTATATTATTTTTGATGTAGGGCAGGACGGCTGTATAGTTAACTATTCAAATAAAATTAATATTGAAGATTGGGAAGGAGAGCAATAACAATGAGTAACAAGTGTAAAAATTGTGATTCAGGTATTTATTGCCATGATTGCGGGGTGTGTGGAGAGTGTCACACTAGAAAGATATGGGTATTAAAAGAGCAAATAGAGCAACTACAAAAAGAGAATGAGGAAAGCTTTAGAAAGGGTTTTTGGGCTGGATATGAAGACGCTAGATGCTTTCCTGATGAAAATAACATATTGCAGCGCTATGCAGCTCTGACTGAAAATAGGAATAGCAATGACCAATAAAATAATAATACACAACCAGTCAAACTAGTTTATAATACATATACGCGGCTAGGTTTAGCGACCGAAAAACAAACCCCTTATTTGTTTGCCGCTCATATTTCATAAGGGCTGATGCTAAAGGAGCGTTAAATGATAGATCTAAAAACCTGCACAAGAGCCGATTTTATAGAGGCTTACACAAATCTAGAAAACTCTCACAAGCACCTAGAAAGCGAAGTTCATCATCTTAACGAGCGCCTGCAGGAATACGAAGGCATTCAAACTGATGATGAAAAGGAGGCGGAGTTTCAAAAAATTCTGGACGATGTACGAAAAGAAAGGAAATCTCAAAACTACCCGAACTAGGTGGAATAAGCTAAGCAATAAGAAAAAGAAGCTAATATTCGACCACCTGCCAAAGTATGTGAAATCAACCTACAAAGATGCTCGATACCCATCAAGAAAAAATGCAGAGGTCTACATTAGTAAAGAAGCATGGCTTGATGAAATTATTGAGAATAAAGACTATCAGAAGTTTTCACCACAGCCAGCGGTAGGAAGCGCATCATTTAAACCAAGCCCGATAAAAAATAGAAGCAAGGAGCTAGATAGGCTTAGAGAGCAGAGTAAATCGGTTAACATTAAAGAGAGGTTAGGGTTATGAGTAGCAATAACTGGATAGATGTGAATCACTGTAGATTATGTGGCGGTCCTATAAATTATGATAGGGGTATAGTGCTGACAAGTTCACCACCTCAATATTAAGGGCGATGCCAAGATTGCGGAGATTTAACAAATAGATTGTGCGGCGAGGTTGATCAAAACACCAACAAAGCAAAAGGATAGTAAATAATGATTGAGATACATAATATTGATTGCATGGAATATATGAAAAGCATGAGTGATGAAAGCGTTGATTTGATTGTTACCGATCCGCCTTATGATATAAAAAACACAACATCGGGCGGCGACTCCGATCTTTCTCGCAGCATCCAATCTCAACATGATCAATTAATCAGAGACAATATAACCAACTCCATAGATTATTCTAAAGTTTGCGCGGAGATGGTTAGAGTCTGTAAGAAGATAAATATCTATATATGGTGCAACAAAGCCCAAATTCCCTACTATTTGAAAGAGTTTTACGCCGATAGGGGCTGCTCGTTCGATATTATTAAATGGGTTAAAACAAATCCCGTACCGGCTTATTGCAACAAATATATGACAGACACCGAATATTGTTTATATTTCAGGAAAGGCGGTTATTGCATGCCTCAAAATTCGTCTGATGCATCAACGCTATATAGTGCACCAATAAACCAGCTAGATAAAAAGAAATATAAACATCCAACCATAAAACCTGTTGATATCCTCAAGCGGCTAATAAGGAATAGTTCAAAAGTTGGCGATCTGGTATTTGATCCTTTTGCTGGTTCGGGTAGTACGGGGGTTGCATCAGCGATTGAAGGCAGGGGGTTTATAGGGTGTGAGCTTTTGCAAGAATATACCGATATTGCTAGGTATAGAGTAAGCGAGATAATAGGGGGCAACAAAGTCAACTCTCACACTGGTCAAGCGGCACTGTTTTGAACTGGTCAAGAAAGCACAAATACTACACTGATAGCGGCCCATATAGAATATGCTGGACAGATGCTAGGCCACCGCTATTTATGTGTAGTTATAAGAAAGAGTTTATTGGCAAGTCGAACAATGCCGATGAAGCCAGGCGAATTTGTGAAAGCCATTCACTCACCTGAAGCTACAAAGCTAGAGTTATTCTCTTTTTCAAGTTCTTCTTCTATCAGTTGAGCAATGATATCCTGTTTTGTTTTGATGATAGCATCTCTATTTTTTCTGATAGCCGATAAGGTGCTTAAGTTTTCGTTAGCCAAGTCTGAGATTTTAATTGTTTTCATGTATTCACCTAAGTAGTCAAAAAAGTAGTTGCATAATTAGTAAGATGAAGTATACTAGATTCATTGGATAAAGTTAAGGAATAAATCAAATGAAAACAACATTAGGTAAGATTTGGGAGTTCGGTCCTTGCTGTAGAGAGGATGAGTCTGGCGGGTGGGGTTTGCTAACTAAAAACTTAGGAACTAGCGATCACTCAAAAGAAGTTGATTTGATGGAAATATTAAAATCAAACGGAATTAAAGATGCAGTTTGGGCTTTAAGATGTTTTGATTATCTTGATTATTGCCTTTTTCTTGCTGATGTTGCAGAAAGCGTACTTGATATTTATGAGAAGAAAAACAGTTCAAGCGCTCCGAGATTAGCAATTCAGGCAGTTAGAGATTATAAGGCTGGAGGTATAACAAAAGAAAAATTACGATCTGCTGCTGATGCTTATGCTGCTTATGCTGCTGCTGATGCTTATGCTGCTGCTTATGCTGCTGATGCTGCTTCTGCTTATGCTGCTGCTTATGCTGCTTATGCTGCTGATGCTGCTTATGCTGCTGCTGATGCTGCTGCTGATGCTTCTGCTGCTGCTGATGCTTCTGCTGCTTATGCTGATGCTAGATCAAAAAAATGGGATGAAATAGAACAATTATTCATTAAGCATTTTGGAGATAAATAAATGAGTCAATTAACATTTTTCGAACAGTATGTAGAATCAGTATTCGGCCTTGAAGATGTAACTTACATCTCAGACGAGCAAGCGCTATCAAATCTAGGTTTTATGCAAGTCAACCATCCTGATGAGTATCAAGAGATAATCGACCAAGTAAACGCAAGCTATGAGCCGCCAGAGGGTAAAGAATGCGACCTCGATGAATTAACAGACGCTATCACTAATAGAAACCCAATGAAGTTCGTTGTGGAATTAGAGCGATTAATGATAGTCGAGTTCAAAGCTTACATTGATGAAGTTCAGCAAGAAATCGCATACAAGAGTGCAAATCCAGAGCGTGACGGCTCTTATGAGACTAAGCAAGCAAGGGAGATGGTGTTATGAGAGAGATTAAGTTCAGGGCGTGGGATAAAGATAAAAGCAAGGGTTATCTGATGCACGGCTATCAGTATAGAAAAGCTGAATATCACCCTTTAGCCACTTCTCGCGGTTATGTTTTAGAGCATAGGCTTGTTATGGAGAATCATCTTGGTAGGTATTTGGAAAAAGGGGCGGTTATCCATCATAAAAATGGTGTTAGAGATGATAACAGGTTGGAAAACTTAGAGTATCATCAAGAGCAGTCTAGGCACGCAAAGTCACATGATTCCGGAGTTAGAAATAAAAACGGGCAGTTTGTTGCAGAATCGCAAGAATTTCAAAACAAAAAATTTAAACTTTTTAATAAAAATTCTAAACAGGTTCAAATTTTTACTCTGCAAAAGCTTATATCTACAACATTTAGAAGAAGTCAATTTGAGTATTGCGGAGAGTTTACCGGTCTAAAAGACAAGAATGACGTTGAGATTTATGAGGGGGATATAGTTAAAGTAGTATATGAGGAATATCCAGATGAAGATTTTGCGATCGGAAAGGTGTGGTGGTTTCAATGCTATTATCCGGCTTTTGATGTTTATGTTCCTTCGGAGCGAGCAAAGACAGGATTTGAAAGCTACTCTGATGGATATAACGCGTTCACATGCGATGAAATATCAATTGAGGTAATCGGCAACATCTACGAAAACCCAGAACTACTAGAGGTTAAACAATGAAACTAACAATAGAAGAAAGAAAAGAGCTAGCATGGGTAATAGCTGGCTGCATATTTTTAATATCATTAATGAGTTTGGTGGAGTCGATATGAAAACAGAAACGCAAGAAATGGAGAGCAATTTAGCTCTCGCGTGGTTCGATGGTGTTTATACTCAAGATCAAGCACAAGTATCTGCCGAGCTTCAAGGGTTGAGTTTTGAAAATATAGTAAACGAATACTCAAAGCTTTATCACGATGCAGAAAGCGCGGGGGCTTATCAATGGAATTAGTAGAAAAATTAGCAAATATTCAACAACGCTTAGTTGCGCCAAAAGGGCAAACTAACAAGTTTGGCGGGTACAAATATCGATCTTGCGAGGATATTTTAACGGCCTTAAAACCATTACTTGATGATTGCGCGCTTACCATTACCGACGAAATTCAAATGATAGGCGACCGCTTTTATGTAGTCGCAACAGCAACATTAACAAACGGCAAAGACTCAATTAGTGTTAAAGGCTACGCTAGGGAGTGCGAAAGCAAAAAAGGGATGGATGATAGCCAGTTAACCGGCTCGTGTAGCAGCTACGCTAGAAAGTACGCCCTAAACGGCTTGTTCTGTATTGATGACTCAAAAGACGCTGATGCGATGGACAATAGAAAACCGCAACTGCCAAGCAAGCTAAAAAAGATTTATCAGCAAGCGCGTGAGCACTACGATGCTGGTGATTTGCAGGCGGTTAGAGAGGTTTTAGCTAGCTTTGAAATGATTGAGCAACAAAGAGCGGTAATGCTTGAGTTCGTATCAAATGAAAGAGCGGCAATAACCAAATATGTAAAAGAAAACGCGGATAGTCGGTGCGATGTCCAAAAAGCGGATTACTTAACAGCGAAAGAGCATGATCAACTGTGTAAAAACTACGGATTCAACGGATAACAAAAGGGTAATAAAATGAAAGGCGTAAACAAAGCAATAATAGTGGGGACGTTAGGTAAAGACCCAGAAATTAGATACGCTCCAGCAGGCGCAGCAATAACAAATATCAGCGTTGCAACAAGCGAAAGCTGGAAAGATAAAAATTCTGGCCAAAAACAAGAGAAGACAGAATGGCATCGAGTGGTATTTTTTGGGAAGCTGGCTGAAATTGCTGGCGAATACTTGAAGAAAGGCTCTCAAGCTTATATTGAAGGCAAGCTTCAAACCCGTAAATGGCAGGATAAACAAGGTCAAGACCGTTACACAACTGAAATCGTTGTTGATGGCTTTAACGGCGTTATGCAAATGTTAGGCGGCAAGGGTGACAACAATCAAGCAAAGCCGCAATCAGAAAGTCAAGGTAGTCAACAATACCAAAAAGACGCACAGCAAGCGCAGCAATTTGATAATAGCTTTGACGACGACATACCCTTTTAACCATAAGGAATAGATGATGTTTGAATCGGTAGCGGTATGGGCAGATGTTGGGCATGGAAAGTTTTTAACTAAAGACAGACACCTTACTAGTAGAGAGGCTCGGACAGTCTGCGAATTGTTGGAGAAAAACGGCTTTGGAGGTGAGGGTTTAGTATTTCCAGAGTCAACAGAGGTTAGAGAAATTAACACCGACGGCTCGCACTTAACAGAATTCGAGAAAAAAGCTGGCTTCGACGGTAAATAATCAACCATAAGGAATAGATGATGGGACCAATAAGATTTAGTTTTAAACCATTAGTGGTAATAGCCATTCTTCTTTCTGCGGTTGTAGGGTGGGCGGTCATAGAACTTTTGATATGGCTGATTAAAAATGTCAGTGTAACTTTTGGATAAGGAATAGATGATGAGTGTAGGCGGGAAAGTAATAGATCATAAAATATTCGATGAAAAAGTTTATATAAACACAACTGACGGTAGTGAGTGCGCTATCTATGTGGAAAGAGACAAAAACTCAGAGTCGGTATCAATTAACGATGTTGTTTGGTGGCAGGGCGATAAAGCATACTGGACTACAAAGGATAGAAAGGCTCAGGTTGAAACAGTCTTATTTAGACGCGGCTTTTCTGGTGTTCCTTATCCGCACGACAAGCCAGAAGTGAAGCCTAAATATTAACCAACCATAAGGAATAGATGATGATTGAGCTATCTAATAATCAAATTTCAATACTAGGCAAGCCAAATTTTGCATGCGCACCTATTGCAAAACTACTGATAAAGCATTCGATTTATGAAGATAAAGAAAACAAGGCGGAATATGAGCAAGCTGTTTTCATCCATTGGGCGAGTGATTTGCTTGAAAAATTTGGTGATGGCTGGGTTGATGAAGCAAAAAGAATAATTGACAAGCTGTTAGAAGCCGAATCTTTAATCAACCATAAGGAAGGTAACGAGAAATGAGGTGGCTTTGGATAAAAATTAGATGTTTCTTTGGTTGGCATGTATGGGCTTGGAAACTTAGAAGCGGGTCAATCATCTATATGCAAGGTGACCCTCCAAGTGATGTTAAATGTAAATATTGTGGAGAGATATGGGATGAATAACCTAACACAAGAGCAAGTGAGGGAAAAAAGAATTAATGCGTTTTGGAACGGTGTTTTACTTAACTGGTATTTTAGTGGTAAGTATTGGTATTGCGGGACAGCTAAAAGAAATGCCAAAGTGAATGGAATAACTTGCAGAAAAAGTGGCAGCGGAAACAACAAAGACGAGGCTTTTCAGGATTTTAGGAATGCTAATGGGGTTTATGATTGTCAGCCACAAGAGAAAGCTAAATAATGACCTCTTTCACCATAAACTCAAAACAAGCCGTTGAAAGCTTTCAAGAGTTTATACAAGAAGAATTTATAAAAGAAAAATACTTGATAGCTAAGATAGTCAAGGCCACAAGGTTGCAAATTCAAAATCGATGGATACAACAGTTTTACAATATGGTGTCAGGTCAGACAGGCCAGCCAAGGCAAACGCTAGTCAACCACTGCAAGTATTATCACGGCATGCCTATACTGCTAGCAGACCAGCCAGAACAAGCGGAACTATGGCGCAAGATGATGATTCCGCTAACGGAAGAAGAAAGGCTTGCAGCTATGGAAATAACGGCTGTAACTAGCTTGATGGACGTTCACGAGTGTTCAGATTATATTAAACAGTTGATAGCTCATTTCGATCACTGCGAGCTACCAAGAAAACAATGGAGAGAGTAATGAAAGTAGATGAGTATGATGTGCCAAGGCTTATTCAAAAAATGGAATACAGCTACTCTGCAATGGCGTTTACGGTTTTATTCTTTAATGATAGGCAAAGCTCATTCCCTACTGATCTTGTATGTCCATCCATAGGCTTAATGCAAAGCAAGCCAACAAGAATGCAGTGGCTGGAGGCTGAAAACAATATAAGAAAATACGTTGATAAGAATTGGAAATCAATGAATTCTTAAGAGATAGCTAAATAATGCCAAACGCTAAACTAAAATGCTGCAACTGCAAAGATAGGTTCAAGCGCGAATCTATGACCAAATTACCAGTGGGCAACTTCTGTAGCCAGGATTGCATTGTTGAGTACGCAGCTAATAAGGGCAAGAGGGCAGTTAAGAGGCAAATAGCAAAAAAAAAGAAAAAAGACAACCTAGAAAAAAAGCTTTTTAATATTAACGATGTCAAGAAGCAGTTAGAGCTAACACAGCCTGTATTTAACAAGCTTAGACGATTACAAGAGTTTGAATGGTTCAAGCAAAGAGGTTTGGAGCCTGAGTGTATAAGTTGTGGAAAAAAGAATATGGACTGGTGTAACGGCCATTTTAAAACGGTAGGCTCTCAGGGAGGCTTAAGGTTCGACCCTATGAACAGTTATTTGCAATGTAATCGATATTGCAACAAAGGGCTAAGTGGGAATATTGAAGGCAATAAAAACACTCGAGGCTATAAGGTTGGACTGGCTGAGAGGTTCGGCGCTGACAGGGCTAAAGAGATAATAGAATACTGTGAGATTGATCAAGTAAGAAAGTGGACTGGTCAAGAGCTATTTGAAATGAGAAAAGAATTCAACAAGCAAATTAGAGATTTAGAAGCTTAACAGCGTCTAGCACTTCCTTTCTGCGGGTTTTGGCCGAATATCCCAACTCCCGCTTTAGGTTAGGCGTTTTTTTATATTTTTGATACAATAAAAGAGTTCTGCTGAAACGAGGGGCTGTTTGCCCCACTAAGCCGCCTTTCCTAACAGATTGGCGGTTTTTTTATCCCTGTTGTATAATTACCTATCTTTTAATCAAGGTGTAAGAACAATGCCGATACAATGGTCAAGCTATCCGTATTTAATAAACGGTGGCGAATCTCAGAAAACAACAAGACTGTATTGTCTGGGATTGGATCTACCCAACAAGCGATAGCAATTGCTAAGCGTTACGGGTTTGTATTGTCAGAGTTAAAGTATATTGATTATTTGAAAGCGGCATAAGGTTTAGGAATGAACGAAGGGAATACTTTGATCCAGATTAGCGGAGATAATAAGGGCTCAATACCCTTAATAATTATTTTCCTGCTTGTCACAATTGGCTTGCTTATGTGGGTCACGCTTAGTCTAATCTCTCTGCGAGATACATTTAAAGAGGCTAAGACGGAGATAAGAATTCTTCAAATGCACATCCAAGACCAAAATGCTATTTTAATTCGAGAGGGCATTAAAAAGCCTGGAGACTCGACAACGGGACCAACGGACCCAGATAAGCTAGAGGTTAAAAGTAGTGAGCGCTATTGAATGTAAGATTATTATATGCGGGAATGAGGCTGGAAACGCTTCCCAATCATCAAAGGATGTTGTGAGCGATTTAGCCAAAAATCCAGAGCTTGCAAAAAAAGTAATCAGCGTGCAGGAAGATTACGTTGCAAAAATGCACAAGGCGCTTTCTGAGCTAACGAAAAATGACTGATAAAGCGAGGATTATAACTTATTGGCCGGTCGCTTTAGTTACCGTTGTTCACATTCTTGCAGTTGGCGTTTTGTATGGAACATTAACCACTGAAATGCAGACGTTTAACAAGTCGCTTATTAATGTCGTTGATGAGCTAAAAGAGACTAATCGCTCTATACAAGGCTTGAAGGAGAAAGATATTGAGTTGGGTTTTTTGCAAAAAAGGCTTGATGAAAAAGTTAAGCGGCTAGAGACTAAGCATCCATGACGCTAGGGCAAAAGCAAAGAAAGTTCACTTTAATGATTAGCGATTTGATCTGTTGGGCTTATAATCACGGTTACGAGTTAACATTTGGTGACGCTTACAGAGATAGGCGACTGCATGGTAATATAGGCGAAAAGAAAGCTTACGGCCATAAAAACAGCAACCACAAGCAGCGACTAGCTGTCGATTTTAATCTATTTAAAGATGGCGAATATCTAACCTCAACAGAATCTCATAAACCCCTTGGTGAATACTGGGAGTCAGTAGGTGGGACTTGGGGTGGTCGATTTAATGACGGCAACCACTACAGCTTAGAGCATAACGGGTATAAATAATGAATGACATGGTAAAAGATAAATCCGGTAAAGTATGCGCTGCAAAGATAGCGTATTGGATAACATTAATATCATGCCTTGTTAAAATATTCATGCAAGAGTCCCCAGATTACTCAGGACTAGCTTTATTTCTATCGCCTGTAGCTGCAACTTACTTCGGGCGTAACTGGTCTAAGGAGCATAAGAAAGATGCTTAAAGGTATTTGGTTAAAGGTGGCGGCATTCTTCGCAGCATTAAGTGGTATTCTGTTAGTTTGGGGTAGGCGCCAGCAAAGCCAAAGAGAAAAGGCAGAGCATGAAGTAAAAATCAAAGACACTATCGAAGAAATCGACGCAGAGCAGGAATTATTCGAGCAGGAATTGAGAAAAGATGAACAAAAACGAATTAATCAAAAGGTTAAAAACAGCCAGTTTGCTAGTAGGCGTGATCGCGCTTCCAAGTTGTAGCAGTTTAGAAATAGCTCATAGCGACCTAAATTGCGTACTATATCCTGATAAATCACTTGCTGATAGAATGAGTGATGAAGAATTAAACTCAATGTCTGACGAAGTGTTTAATAAGGTAGAGATTCATATAATCAGCTACCAAGAGCGCATGAATACTCAATGTGAAGCAATTAAGAAGCATAATCAATTACACGGTGATAAATAATGGCTCAAGGTGATTTTCAACTTTTTGAAGAATTTGCATTAAGTCTTGGTAGGGGTGACCACGACCTAACTAGTGACACTATTTCTGTAATTCTGATAACTACACTCCCTACAGCCTCCGACACAACGCCAGACAGAGCCGATTATACAGAATGCTCAGCTGGAGGAAGTTATGCAACAGGCGGTATAGCTTTAACTAGAACTTACACTGAATCGGGCGGGGTCGGAACCTTTGACTTTACTAATGATCCAGAGTGGGCGGCAGCGGCATCAAGTCCAGAAAACATTAAAGCGGCTCTATTTGTTAACGATACGCACACCGGAACGACCGACGCTATAGGCTTTACAGATCTAACTACCGACAACGGAACGACAGCCATCTCAATGGTGGCAGGCAAAATAAAAGTTGTTGCCAATCCGTCTGGAATGTTTACTGTAACGGTAAACGCCGCATAAAATGGCTTTTGTTTCTGGGGCTACCACCAACCCATCAGCATCCTACAACCCTGCTAGCGGCACTAATACAATGCTTGTCTGGGTTACTGGTGCTACCGGTGTCGGTACGGCTACAGTTAGCGGTCAAGATTTTGGTGGGACTTCAATGTCCGAGATTGCCAATTCTGACCAATCAGTCGATTTAGCGGGTAGTGGTGATCCTACAATTGCATCAGCCTTCCTATTAACTCCAGGAACAACAAGCCAAACCTGCTCCCTAACATGGTCTAGCTCTCGCCTAAACGAAGGCGGCTATGCGTTCACAGTGGGCGATGCTGGAAGTATAACCGGAACATCAGGTGGCACTTATTCAGGTTCAGGAACTACCGAGCCAAGCTTAAGTTACGATGCAGAGGACGGTGATACAGTTGTTTATGTTAGGCAGCATTGCCGCGGTGGTGGGGCTATATCATGGACAGCGCCGACCAATTTCACGGAAAGGTCAAATATCGCTCTAGTTACAAGTCCTGGACGTCGCTCAATGGCTGTATGGACTCGAGATGTAACAAGTACACTATCTGGCCAAACAGTTCAAGCAGGCGAATCAGCAGACGGTAACGGCGTTCATCATGTATTCGTTATTAAAAAATTCTCATCTGATGTGACAGCTAATATGACACTAGAGACTATCTCAATCGATAGTTTTAACATGTTTGTACTGGCATCAAATATAGCCTCTCTAATCAACACAGTAGACAATTATGAATTAGTCGGAAGTGGAGTGTCTAATTTTGGCGCAGGAGGCTCAAATACCTCCGATGCTACCTATAGGGATGAAACTGACGAGCTAATCACTATTAGAAATGGCAGTGCAACAGCTGATGTTTATGATTTGGGAAGTTACGGCACTGCAACAAAAACCATCACGCTAAACTTTGACGGCTCAGATTGTGAAGGTATTTGCGATATGGGTGGCGGTGAGTTTGCTACTTGCTCAGAGGATGGTGGAAGATACCAATTTAATATCTATGATTGGCCTAGCGACGTAGGAACGACCGCAACCAGCAAGCAAGAATTCACAATAGCCGCTAATGCCGCTAATAACAACAGTCAGCTGGAGGGGATTGGTTACGACCGAGCAAACAAGATATTTTATTTGGTCGGCGAAGGTGAAGAAACTAGTACGGATAGGGAGTTTTTTAAGGTCTTGCGCCCCGGGGTTAATGGTCGTTTTGGTGATACGTCTACTAGTTATGCTTACAATGATGCGGATGACGGTGACGGATGGTCGCTAGATGATTATATTTCTCAGCCTTGGGACCCTGAAACGGCTTTTTCATCGTATGGCGCAACGGGTGCGACGTTTGACTTGTCGAGTATTGACTTTGATCACGATTCTGGCAATGTTTTAATCGCCTCGCACACAGGTCAAAAGGTTTTGCAGGTTGATGTTACTGACGGTTCAGTAGTTGCTGAGGTAGACAATACAGACCTAACCCAAATGGAAGGAATAGCAATACTTCCAGATGGCAAGCTGATGATGATGGGTGAAGCTGACGAGTATCAAATATTCGAATCAATTACCACAATTAACATGACTACTGCAACAATGACAATTCAAGGGCATAATATGACCATTGAAACGGCTGTTGCGGAAGTTATGACGGCTGATTCAGGCAGTTATTCAACAACAGGAACAGATTTAGACTTAAGGGCTGGTCGAAAAATATCAGCTGATAGCGGTGCCTACTCTACAACTGGAACAAATATAGACCTAGTTGGAGCGTTTAAGTTGCTGGCCGAGGCTGGGAGCTACTCAGTATCAGGAACTGATGCAGCTTTATCTAAAGGCTCTCGCCTAGAGGCTGAAACTGGTTCATATTCTTACACTGGCACAGCTTTAGATTTAGATATTGCTGCAAAAATGACTTTAGATAGTGGATCTTATATAATAACCGGAACAGATATATCTCTTTTAGATGGCGAAAGCCTCTGGACAGACACAGCTATTACAGAAGTATCTTGGGCAGATACAGCCTTAGATGGCTCTACTTGGACAGATACAACAAGCACGTCAACAACTTGGATTGATTTATAATGGCAACTTACACAAAATTTAATCAAACGGTAGCCGATGTAAATAACGGTGTTCATAACATGGGTTCTGACACATTAAAATTTGCATTAACAAACACAGCGCCGGTGGCTGGAAATACGGTATTTGCGAATATCACTGAAATATCAGCAGGAAACGGTTATACAGCAGGCGGTACAGCGGTAGCAATTACAAGCTCAACCCAAACAGGTGGGACGTATTCTTTAGTACCTACGGCTGATGTAGTATTCACGGCCTCAGGCGGTAGTATTGGGCCGTTTAGGTATGTAGTTTTATACAATGATACGCCAACAAGCCCAGCAGACCCTCTTATAAGTTATTATGACAGAGGTTCATCATTGACCTTGCTAGACACTGAAACCTTTACGGTAGATGTTGGCGCAACCTTGTACACATCGAGCTAATTATGGGAAAAGGTAGCGGCGCAAGAAAATTCACCAAAGAAGGTGCAGACAATTACAGAAGTAATAAATTCTGGGATAGCTTGAAAGATGTAAAACAAAGCCATGAAAAGACCGTCAATAAAAAGCCTTGAGAATTACGCATCAAGACCGGTATTGGTTTTTTCAGGCTCGATACTGGTCTTATCAATAGCGCTAAATAATATAGGCTTCAAAGGTGTTATAGACGCATGGGTTAAATCAATAGAACACAAGATAGAGCAAAACCCTAGCGATATACAGTTAAAACTAAACGAACTAGAAAAACGATTAGAAAAAGTGGAACATCTCGCCCACAAAAGCGGAGATAAACAACACGAATAACCGAGAGGACTCGTAACCAATGAAGCTTCAAAAAAACAAATATGGCAAGAGCTTTTTGGGAGGGTGCTATAAACGTAGCTACCCAAGCAAGAAAGATGCAAAAGTCGCTATGAAATCATCTAGAAAGGTCGGCAAAAAAAGAATGAAATCTTTCTATCTATGTAAAGCATGCGAAAAATTCCACTTAAGCCATTTAACAACTAAAGAGTTTCTAAGAAAACAGGCCGATTATAAATTGATGGATTTTCTTAAAGGCAATTTAGCAGGTGAGAGCCATGGCCGGTAGACCTACAGAGTGGAGTGAAGAGCTAGAGCAGGAAGCTTGGAACTATATCAAAACATTTGCAGAACACGGGCATGCCGTCCCAAGTGTAGTAGGATTGTGCTCAGTATTAAATCGAGGAAAATCAACTATTTACGATTGGGCTGGTCAAGACGATAAACAATTTTCGGATATATTAGCCGCAATTAAGCAAGAACAAGAGCTTGTAACCTTCAATAAAAGCCTTACAGGGGAGTACAACGCAACGATAGCAAAGCTACTACTAGGCAAGCATGGCTACCACGATAAACAAAGCACAGAGCTGTCTGGGAAGGATGGAAACCCCATAGAGATAGATCAGAGCTGGACGGTAGAGGTGGTAGGCGAATAATGCCTAAAATGCAAATCCCTAGAAAGCTCCTACCTTTAATCAAAAAGAAAAAAAGATTCAAAGTGATTATAGGTGGTAGAGGCTCAGGAAAGTCTCACACTGTAGCCGATATATGCTTAATGGACGCCCAAACAAAAGGAATTAAAACAGGCTGCTTCCGAGAATTCCAAAATTCAATCAGTGATTCCGTATACTCACTATTAACTGATGAGATAGAAAGATTAGAACTCCAAGGTTTCGAGATACAAAACAACCACATATTAAGAAAGGGGCAAGAGGCTTTTACGTTTAAAGGGCTGGCCAGAAATCCTGAATCAATTAAATCTATGCATGGTTATGAGCGATTCTTTGTCGAAGAAGCTCAAACTATCAGCTCCAAGTCGCTTAAGATGTTAACGCCTACTCTAAGGGTAGAGGGTTCTGAGGTCTGGATGGTTGGCAATCCTGCTAGTAGTGCAGACCCTTTTAGCCAAAGATTCATAGTCCCATTCCAAAAAGAGCTGGATAAGAATGGCTATTATGAAGATGATTTGCATCTAGTTATAGTTTGCAACTATTACGACAACCCATTCTTCCCCCAAGTATTAGAAGAAGAGAGGGTTTATGATTACGAACATTTAGATAGAGCTGAGTATGATCATATATGGCTAGGCAAATTCAATGACACGGTAGCTAACGCAATTATTAAGACAGAGTGGTTTGATGCTGCTATTGATGCACACAAGAAGCTTGGATTCAAACCAAGGGGTGCAGTGGTGGCCAGTCATGACCCTAGCGACACCGGTCCAGACGATAAAGGCTTGGCAATACGCAAAGGCTCAGTATTCTTAGATGTATTAGCTAAAGATTCTGGGGATGTTAATGAAGGTGCTGATTGGGCTACAGAAATAGCCATAAATCATAACGCTGACTTGTTTACATGGGATTGTGACGGGATGGGGGTTAGTCTTAATAGACAAATATCATCATCATTTGATGGCATAAACTGCGAGGTTAGAATGTTTAAAGGCTCCATGGGCGTGGATGACCCAGATCAAATATATGAACCATTAGACAACATCAAAGAGCCAAAAACCAACAAAGAAACGTTTAAAAACAAGCGGAGCCAGTATTACTGGAGGCTTAGAGACAGGTTTTACAATACGTATAGAGCAGTTGTTAAGGGTGAATACATCGACCCAGATGAACTAATAAGCCTGTCGTCAAACATTAAAGACTTGCAAGCTTTAAGAAGTGAGATTTGTAGAATACCTAGAAAACCAAACGGATCTGGATTAATACAAATAATGTCTAAAGATGACATGCTTAAGTTAGAAATACCATCACCAAATATGGCTGACTCTTTAATGATGAGTATGGAGCTTCCCGATATTGCTGAAAGCTTTGTACCGCTTAACTACCAGTCTATTAGCTATGCCTGACAATAGTTTTTGTCTATATGCTTTATTATGATAGAATTAACATGTTTAAATCACACGAGTTCAGCCCATGCCTAATATGTCAGATCAAGAATTGCTATCAATTATAAGCAATGCTGAATCGCAAGCAGTAATCTATAACGGTGAATTTAGCCGTATTAACGAAAGACTTCTAAAAGACTACCTCCAAGACCCTTATGGCGACGAGGTGGCCGATCAATCTCAAGTTATATCACCAGACGTTCAAGACGTTGTTGAGTCCGATATGCCATCATTAGCAAGGGTATTCCTCGGCTCTAGTCAACCGGTAGTGTTCGAACCTAGATCAAACAATGAAGATGAAATAAAAGAAGTCGAAGAAAAGAATAAGTACGTCAATTATCTAATAATGAATAAGCCTGATTCATATCAAACACTATTCAACTGGATGAAAGATGCAGAAATACAAAAGAACGGAGTATTAAAATACTTTATCGAGGACTCAAGAAAAACGGAAGAAGTGTCGTATTCTGGAGTTAATGAAGATGAGCTACAACAGATTGTATTAGATTTACAGCGCGACCAAGTAAAAAAGATTGAAGTAGCATCAAGCTCAGAGGATGAATTTGGGTCATTTGATATTACATTTAAAGTGACTAGAGGCTCACAAGAGCTAAAGATAATCAATGTTCCTAATGAGCAATTTCTTATATCTAAGAACGCATCAACGCTTGATAATGCCGAATTAGTGGGCGACAAGGTTAATAATAAGACCCGTGGTCAATTGCTTTCTGAGGGTATTGATAGAGAATTAATTAATCAATTACCTAGGGTGTCGGTGCAAAGAGACAACAATTCAACTCTTAAGAATATCAGGAATAGAGATACAGGCCAGTCAGTTGAAGGTGAAGAAATAAACGACTGGGCTAACGAGCTGGTAGAAATTACAGACCTTTATGTAATGGTTGATTATGATCAAGACGGAGTAGCAGAAAGGCGACATATTCTAAAGTCTGGTAACCACATATTAATCAATGAAGCCTTCGATCATGTTCCATACGCCTCATTAAGTTGCTTATTAATGCCTCACAAAGCTATCGGCAGAAGTCGAGCAGAGCTTACACAGCAAACACAGAGAGTTAAAACCGTACTAATGCGTCAAACTCTTGACAATATGTATGCTGTTAATAGGCCTCGAAATGTATTGCATCCCGATGTAAATATCGACGACTACCTACAAATGCGACCTAATGGAGCGGTAAGGCTTAAGTCTAAAACTCAAGTTAATCCAGCTAACGCTGTAGTCCCTTTAGTTGTACCCCCTATGATGCAGCAATCACTACAAGTGGTTCAATACATGGACTCAGTAAGAGCGCAATCAACAGGCACTTATCTAGCCTCTCAAGGGCTGGATGCTGACTCAATCGCTAAAGAAACAGCCACGAGATTTATGGGCGTACAAGAAAAAGGCGATGAAAAAATTGAACTAGTGGCCAGAACTATGGCTGAAACTGGATGGAGAAAACTCTATGAGGGTGTCGCTTGGATGGTCTCTCACTTCCAGGATGAAGAAACAGAGATATTTGTCCTTGGTGAATCTTTAAAGGTCAACCCTTCTGGCTGGCGTTATGAACACTTTGTATCGTCTAAAGTGGGTTTAGGTGCAGGAAGTCCTGAAAAGATGGTTGAGTCAATGCAGGGTATCTTGGGAATTCAGCAGCAATTACAAGCTGCAGGCTCGCCAATGGTTGACCAAGTTAAGCTGTATAATACGCTTGATGACATTATTAAAGGTTTAGGCCTTAAGCAGACGGATAAGTTCTTTAATGACCCAGAAAAGCCAGAGCAATTATTATTGGCTGAAAATGAAATATTAAAAGCTCAGTTATTGCAAACACAACAATTGCTAGAGCAATCACAAAACCCGTTAGCCGAAGCTGAAACTATCAAGGCTCAAGCTAGGCTGATAGAAGCTCAAGGTAAAAGTGGATTAGAGGCGGCAAAAATAGCAGAGAATGCAAGACAGTTTAATATAAAAACCGCCCAAGATGCTAAACAACATCAAGACGATTTAGTATTTGATTTAACTAAGCTGGAAGTTGATAGCGGTGTCAATATTCAAGGGGCCAACGTATGAATGAGATTGAGCAGGCAAGGCAAGCTAAAAGCGACCTTAATCGAGCAGAATTAGCTAGACAAGTTAAAGATAATTCAATCTATCAAGAGGCTTTTATGATGTTTAGAGCTGAATTGATGGAGAAATTTACAACAACAAACTACAAACAAAGTGATGAGCGCGATGAAATATGGCGCAAAATGCAAACAATTCAATACGTCCAAGACTACCTAGAGGAAGTCATGGATACTGGGAAACTTGCAAACGAGACTCTTTCTATTTTGGAAAGGGCTAAAAAAACTATAGGATTATAAAATGTTAGACAACCATCTTGGATCTAATGAAGAATCATTATTGAACAGAATTTCTCAAGTCAGAAACCCATCGGAGCCAAATGAGCCAACCGAAGTGGAAGAAAGCCTTGAGGTTACACCAGAAGAAGTAGAGGCGGAATCAGTCGAAGAATTAGCAACTGATGAAGTCGAGCTTGAAGCTGAGGAGTTGGATGAGTCAGCACCACAAACTGAAGAATCTGAAGAGTTTTACGTCGATATAGATGGGCGTGAAATATCCTTTAGTGATATCAAGGAGTGGGAGCAGGGCAACCTAAGACAATCCGACTATACTCGCAAAACACAAGAAGTAGCCGATAAGCGTAAAGCCTTAGAAGCTCAAGAACAAAGCCTTACTAGTAAAACAGCGGAGCTAGATGAAAAAATAGCAATGCTTGATACTTATATCGCTGAGTTTGACACGTCCGAAATTGATGGCATGTCACTTGATGAATTGCGAGATCTTGACCCAGGTCAGTACTTGAAGGTAAAAGAAGATCAAGAGAAAAGAAAAGCAGCCTTGGAAGCCGCCAAGAACTCTCGATCAACTTTATCTAGCGAAGAAATGCAAGCAAAGCAAAACGTTGAACTGTCAAAGCTTATTAAAAACAATCCTCAATGGATTAAAGACGGCAAAGAAACCGAAAACTATCAAAACGATATGTCTATGGTTATGAGCTATCTAGATAAGTTAGGATATGATGACGCATCAAAGCAAGGAATCCTGACTAATGGTCACGGACAAGTCTTTCTAGATGCAGCAAGGTTCAATGCAAGCAAAAAAGCTAACGCATCAATTGCCAAGAAAGTACGAAAAGCGCCTACGGTCACTAAACCAAGTGGAGCAAGTAAGAGTCAGGCAACTTTAGCCCTAGAAAAAGCTAGAGAACACCATAAAAAGGTGGGAACTCCTGAGTCAGCGCTTGCATTAAGAAAAGCTCAACGAAAATTTAAAGGTGAATAATTATGGCAACTCCAACCAACACAACTAGTACATACGATGCGATTGGTAATCGCGAAGATTTGGCCGATGTAATTTATGACATTAGCCCAACTAAAACCCCGTTTATTAGCGGTATTGCTCACGTTCCTGCAACAGCAACTAATCACGAGTGGCAAACTGATAGTTTAGGCGCAGCGGCTAACAACGCCGTTATTGAGGGTGACGACGCTACAACCACAGCAGCGGTAGCAAGCGTTCGATTAGGTAACCGAACTCAAATCAGCAGCAAGGTTCCTCGCGTTACTCGAACTCAGCGACAAGTCAATTCGGCTGGCCGTGGTGATGAGCTTGACTATCAGATTATGAAAATGTCTAAGCTTCTCAAGAATGATATGGAAACTGCACTTTTAGCTAATAAAGCTAAGGTCACAGGTTCTGAGTCGGTCGCTAGAGAGCTTGCTGGTATCGAGTCTTGGATAGCTTCAAACACTGATTTAGGTACTGGTGGCGTGGCTCCAACTGGTGATGGTACGGACGCAAGAACATCAGGAACAGACCGTGCATTTGCTCAAACTCAACTGGACGGTGTTTTGGCTGATATTTGGGATGCAGGTGGTGATCCGGACACAATCATGGTTGGGTCGACTGTTAAGCAGGCCTTATCGGGTTTGGTTAATGGTGGCGCATCTGGTGCAGCCCAAAGAACTATCGACGGCACCGGGTCGACTGTTAACACGTCTATTGATGTTTACGTGTCTGACTTTGGTGATTTGGCGGTAGTTCCGAATCGTTTTCAGGTTCAAGAGTCCATGCTTATTTTAGAGATGGATAAGTGGGCTATGGCTTCACTAGCAGAGTTTCAAGAGACCGAGCTAGCAAAAACCGGTGATTCAGATAGAGTTCAAATCCTATCAGAATACACTCTAGAAGCTAGAAACGAAGCAGCAAATGGTATTGTTTCTGACCTTAACGGGTAATCTTAACAATTAGATTGGGGCGAAAGCCCCTTTCTTTAACAGGTGAATATATGAGCGAAGAAAAAAAGAAACCTAAACCAAAAAAAGCAAAAGTTCTAGTATTAAGAAATTGCTGTGATTTGGAAGGTAATCAATTAAAGAAAGGTCAGCAGGTTGTAATTAGCTCAAAATCCTTAGATGCTCTCAAGGAAGTAAAGGCCGTAAAATGAATGGCGTACTGCTTGATGATGATAAGTTTACAGGTATTAAAGAGGTCTATCACAAGGAAGGTAACAAGATTACCATCCACAAGAGTGCTGACGTATCTAAAGAGCTTAATCAAAATCAAATAGAATATAATAACGCCTCATCAGGTTGGAAAGGGCATTTTCATAAAGTGGCATCAATTCCCACTATTATGATCGAGATATGGCGCGAAGAATTAAAGAGAAAAGGTTGTCCAGACGTCAATCCTCTATCAAAAAACAACAGGCCGTTTCTGATGGCAAAGTTAAATAATGGCGATTACGCAAAGCTTAGAACAAAAGGCGGCAATATATGAGTCTTAACACATATAACAACTTAAAAAAGTCAATTATTAATTGGTCTAAGCGTTCAGATTTGGATTTGTTGGTAGATGATTTTATAGACCTCACAGAAGTGGATATGTTTAAATCGAGCAGAATTCACGAAGCTTTAGAGATAAGGGGTGAAGAAACAACCTCAAGCGCCAGTGTTAGCACTAAGTTTTTTGCGCTGCCTGATAACTATCACTCATGGCGATCAATACGCCTTGCTTTATCTGATGGTAGCGGTGAAATAAACTACAAGGCACCTAACCAGCTGCAAAGAAGAGGCGGCACGGGCATGCCAAGGTATTTTACTATTGGCTCTCAGGTTGAATTCGATATAACGCCAGATCGAACGTACACTGTAGAAGTTAACTATTTTAAAAAGCCGGCTTCTTTATCGCCAACACAAACAACTAATATTGTTTTAGATAACCACCCAGATATCTACCTGCATGGTGCGCTGTATATGCTGTTCAATTACGCTCAAGACGACCAGCAAGCACTAAGGCATCAAGCTTTATACTCAGACGCTATAAACGGCGCTAACCAAGCCGATGAAGATGGAAGGTATGGGCCGGCTCCATACGCTAGAATTGACGGGCCTACGCCGTGACATTTAAAAAAAACATTCCAATTAATATAACTGGGCCAAGCTACCAAAGCAGGTCTAAGCCTTTGTCTGTCCAGCAGACTAAAAATTTGTATCAAACAGTTGTAGAAGAAGGTAAAGATAATTACGTAATGCAGCAGTTTGCAGGATTGACCCTTAAGGATTCAGCATCAGGGATTGACCGCGGCATGGTTAAAATGAAAGGCGTTCCCTACTGGGTATCAGGCAATAACCTGTATTCATTTAATAATCAAGGGTTACTAACCAACTTAGGAGCTATTCCTGGTGGTGATCGATGCATCCTATCAAATGACGGAACCAATATAATTATTGTTTCAAGCTCGGGCGTTTTTAAGTATGACGGCGCAATAACCGAAGTAACAGACTCTAATATTACTGGTTCAGCAGCGGTAACATTTCTTAACAGTCAGATGATTTACACTAAGGACCGGTTATTCACTATTGCCAACCCCAATCAACCAGACTCAGCAAGCGGGTTAAACTCAGCAGCAGCAGAATCTAAACCTGATGATTTAGTGATTGCTTACGCATTTCAACAAAACGCCTACATGTTTGGAAAAGAATCAACCGAGCCGTGGTGGAATACTGGTGAAGGAAACCCTCCCTTAGCTAGGATTGATGGTCAAATCTTTGAGGTTGGCTGCGCCTCTAAATATTCAGTGGATAACACAGATGAGTTTTTATACTGGCTAGGAGATGATTTTGCTATTTATAGAGCGACTGGAGGCAATAAAGATAGAGTTTCCACCGCTGCTATATCTCATGCAATTGAGAGTTATTCAAAAATAGATGATGCAATAGGTCAAACTTTCACGCTAGAGGGAATTAATTTCTACATGATAACTTTCCCATCAGCCGACAAAACGTGGTGCTTAAATGAGTCCCTTGGGAGTAATGGATGGTTTGAGTTATCCAGCGGATTAAATGATGGTAAGTACCAAATTACTAGCATTATTCAAGCTTATGGTAAGTTGTGGGGCGCTGATGATGGTAATTTGTACGAGTTAGATGTTGATGTTTTTGACAACGCTGGCCAAGAGATACAGCGAAGAAGGGTAACGAGCTCGATCAACGGTAAGGTTTTAGGTGCTCCAGGTGCCAGGTTGCAAATGAGCCGCTTTGAGGTGTTGATGGAGAAAGGTAACGGCCTTGCAAGTGGTCAAGGTGATGACCCCAGGATTCAATTTGAAGTCTCTTATGATGGCGGGAGATCGTGGGTCCCGAAAGGGTGGGGAAGGGTTGGCCGTAGAGGCGAGTTTGTCATTAAGGTTGAAATGTTTAATCTTGACTCATTTTTAGACTGTATTGTGAGGCTAACAACGACTGACGCCAATAAATATACTTTGTATTCGGCATCGGCTGATTTAAGGCTTGCGGGGTGGTAAAATGGCTAACGTAAACCCGCCACCACAAATAAAACTACCAAAGAAGTTTCAGCAAGACAGGGATGCAAGGATATATTTCGACCATTTAAGTCGGGTTATACTTCAATTATGGGAAAGAACAGGCGGAAGTAGCGATCTAATTAGCGAGGCCGCAACAAATTTTAACACTAGCTCAGCCTCAGCTATATTTGATATATACAGTAGGATTGGGTCTGACATACCGGTAACTATCGATACAACTGGATTTACTATCGACAACACAAAGCAAACAACCGACAAAACAGAGGTCTAACCGTGGCTCAACAGAATTTAACAATAGGCACAGCAGACGCCAAAGCGGGTGACACTTATTTTGACGCCTTCACAAAGGTTGAGGCTAATTTTACAGAGCTTTACTCTCAAAACCTAACGGGTAGAGTTGTTGTATCTAGCGCAAGCGATTTAGCTGGTACTTTGGATAGCACTAAAGAATATTTTTTGGATGGCGTTATTGATATGGGGTCTCAGTCTATCGAGGTTCCATCAGGCGGCCTATACATCAGCGGCTACAACTTTGATACTTCAAAACTAACATCTGCACAAAGCTCTTACACAATGTTTACTTCACCAACTGGCGGAAGTGGTAACGTGGTATTTAAAGACTTCGCTATCGAGGTAACAGGTACAGGCTCTCAGGTTTATAATTTAGAATCTGACACAGGAGCAGAAGCTTTTGAGGTCGCAAGAATAAACTATAACAACTGCACAAGTCTTGGAGAGATTGACAACTACAGACAGGGGTTAGAGATTGGTACTGGTCGTTTTGGTGGATCGCCTAGCCTAACCCTAACGGGTGCGTGGTCTGGTGGCTATCTTGCCGAAACGCTAATAGTTAGGAGTCTGACCGATGGGTCGTATTCTCTATTTCAAGCGGGGGCTGGGTTTGTTATGGCTTCACGGTTTAGAAGCAATATTAATGCTGACCTACCAGCAACTGCAAGTCTATTAGATTTTGCGCCTAGCAACTTTACCAACCCCTCAACGCTACAATTACAAGGGTGTATATTGTCAAGGTCTGGCTCTTTTAATGCAGCGGACACCAATTTAACGCCTAATATCGACTCAACAGACCTAGAAAGCTCTTGGCGTGACAATATCGGCTTACCTAATACATTTGAGGGCGGCACATCAACAATCACAACCGAGACGGCGACAACAGTCAGCGCATCTAGTACTTATTATGATTTAGCTGGCACTTGGACCGCTACTGACCTCCAGCACTTTGACGCACCATCTAACGGGCAGCTTAGGCACACCGGCCAATCGCCAATAGAATATAGAGTATCTGGAAATCTGGTTATTGATGGGACTGCTAATGATGAAATTAATGTAAAAATAAGAAAATACGATGACAGTGCAGCTACTTTTAGTGATGTTTTAATACAGGCTAGGCAGATCAACTCATTAGTAGGCGCTAGAGATGTGGCCTTTTTTACTCTAATCGCTAACGTAACACTAGAACAAAATGATTACATTTACTTACAAGTCAGCAATGAAACCGCGGCCAACAATGTAACAGTTGAGCTCGATTCTTTCTTTATGATTGAGACTAGATAATGGCAACTCCAACTCAATTGGCAGACAGCGCGACCAACTCGGTAGCTGATACAGCTCAGGCAATCTTTACAGCGCCATCGACAGGTAATGGCGTTTTAATCGATAGCTTTACAGCTGCAAATCAAAGTACCGCGAATGCAAGTTACAAGGCTTACATAACAGGTCTAGGCGAGCCGGCTACTAATCCAGTCATACCCTACAGAATAGTCGTTTGGAATGAGATAGATTTAGGGGGTGGGTTAATAAATCAATTAATCCCTCCTGGGGGAGCCTTGCAAGTAGAGCAGTCTACAGCTAATAGTATTTATTTTACAGTCTCGGGTAAGGCGGTTTGATTTGCGAGGTTTTAAGCAACCCAAAGGAAATAAAAAGCCTTGTTTTAAAGGTTAGTCAATTAGCTTTTGAAGATGGTGTAAATGCCGACAATTGGACGCCAAAAGCATTTGGTAATAATTGTTGGTTAGCGATTAAAGAGGAAGGTGAGATATTTGGCTTGGCGGCTTTTAGGGCTATACAAGCGCACACGGTTGAAATACACATGTATGCAATGCCGAATAAATGCAATAAATGGAAAAGTATAGTAAAATCGGTTTTAGAATGGCTTTACAGTAAAGAGAATATAAACAAGGTTATAGCGCTAGTTGGCGTTAATCATAAAACCACTTATAAACTTCTAAAGAAAATCGGCTTTACTCAAGAGGGATTGATAAAAGAATCCTATTTGAAAGATGGCAAATTTCACGATCAATATGTGATGGGTTTAACTAGAAAAGATATAGGCAGGTTAATATGAGTATTGGCGGTGGCGCAGCTGACACAATAATCGATATAGCAAGCGGTGGCCCTATAGGTGATGCCGTTTTTGGTGAAGAAGGTTCCGATATTTTAGGCGACCCTCTCGACCTCTTTGGTCGAAGAGCTGCTGGAGATATTGCAGACGCAGAGGCTGAACAGCTAGCCGCTCTAGACGAAGCCACAAGACAGGAAATACTCGCCAGAGAGGCCGCGCAAGGTTTTTTTGAGCCGTTTGCAGGGGTTGCTGAGCGAGGTGTAGAATTAAGCTCGTTTCTAACCGACCCACAACAACAGTTTGACTTCATTCAAAACAACCCATTTTTCCAAGCTTCATTGCAAAACGCCAATCGAGCTACTGACGCAAGAGCAGCGGCAGGTGGAAGATTAAGCGCTGGTGACACGCTACAACAATTATCCAGCAACTTCTTAACAACGGCTCAACCTCTAATTGACCGTCAATCACAAGGCATCCTAGACCTATTAGGCTTAGGGCAAGGAATTGCAACATCACAAGCTAATACAGCAATCGGTCAAGGTACTGCATTGTCCGGCCTTGCTCAAAATGCCGGAAACGTGAGAGCAGCATCTCAAGCAGCTCAAGCCCAGAACCAAGCACAATCAACTCAAAATATCGCCCAACTAGGCGGAGCTATCCTCGCCGCTTTTTCAGACTCAAGATTAAAAGCCAATGCCGAAATAGTCGGACATGAAAACGGTTACGACGTTTGGAAGTGGGATTGGAATGGTGACGCTTGGGAGAAATTCGGGCTTCGAGGCAGCTCAAGAGGTGTTATGATCTCAGACGTGCTAGAAAAAGACCCAGATGCAGTAAGCTATGAAGATGGGTACGGCAAAGTAAATTACACAATGATAGGTGTTAAGAATGGCTGAAATAAACCCAAACTTACTTTTGCAAATAAGGCCTCAAGCCGATGTTGGTAGGACTTTCGGTAGCATTTTAACGAATGTGGATAACTTTGATCGAATCAGAGAAAATAGAGAGCAAGCCCCACTAAGAAACCAGTTGCTACAACAGCGGGTTGATTCAGGGCAACTCATAAACCAACAGCAGGAAGGAATCAATCGAGAGCAAGCTAACCAAGCCTTAACCCAGTTTGCGGCTAGAATTAAGCCTATGTTGGATGCAGGTGATACAGAAGGCGTTAGACAGTTGGTTCAACAGCAAAAGGCGGGCCCATTAGGTGGAGCGGCTGATAACTTTCTACAGATATTAGAAACTAACCCAGCATTGGCAAAGCAGCGAGTTGATCAAGTGGTTGAGCTTGGTAGACAGTCCGGCCAATTTGGGCAAACTAAATCAGTAGGACAGAGAGAGTTTGATGAGCTGATAAAAATTGCTCAAGATCCCAACTCAACACAACTAGAGAAAGACTCAGCAAGACGAAAGCTTGGCGACTTAGCTAGAGTTGGGACGTCTGCACAAGAAAGGATAGCACAAGACCCTGAATTAACAACAAAAGTATCAGAATCTCAATCTCAGATAACAGAATCTAAAGAAATAGGAAAGCTATCGGCTCAGTTAAAGTTAACTCCGCAGGTTAAATCAGCAGTAAGCGACGCTGTCGAGCTGTCGAAAGCTACAGCAAAGGTTAACGAGAAAAACAGGTCCAACGCTAATACGTTAGCAGTTTACGAGGCTGGGATAGGCGCATTATCAGAAGCTTTAGATATTACAACAACAGGCCCAGTATCGGGCTTATTACCAGCTTTAACAGCTAACCAGCAAGCAGCGGATGGCGCAGTTGCGGCAATGGCTCCAATTTTAAAGCAAATGTTCAGAAGTGCTGGAGAGGGCAACTTCACTGATGCTGATCAAAAGTTATTATTAGACATGATACCGACAAGAGCCGATTTGCCAGAAGCTAGAGCGGCAAAACTTAAAAATATTGATTTAATTGTTAGAGCAAAACTCCAAGAGCCTGACGTTGTTCAGCAAGACAAAATCCAACAGCCCCAACAGGCCGACTTTTCAGGTTTTAAAATAATTAGCGTGGAATAATATGCCAGTCGCAAAAATACAAGCTCCAGATGGTCAGATTATCACTCTAGAAGTTCCGGAGGGGGCTACTCAAGAGCAGATATTGCAGTTTGTAGCATCTCAGCAAGGGGTGCAACCAGCACCTCAGCTAACACCAGAGCAGCAAGCAATAAAACAAGATGCTGAGGCTAGAATACAATCAATTCAAGGCGATTTAGACCGTTTAAATCAAGTCAGACAAAATCCAGACCTGTTAGAGCAAGTATTTGGCGGGGTTGAGGGTTTTCTTGCTGTTGGTAGTGGGTTAGTTTCTGGTCCAATATCTGGAATTGCTGGCCTAGCTGATGCAGCCAATCCTTTTGCGCCTGAATTTGCAGGAGCGGCAAGACAAAAACAAGTCCAAGAGGCGTTAACTTTTGAGCCTAAGCTAAGAGCAGGCCAAGGAGCGGTGCAAGATGTTGTTGAGACATTGCAGCCGGTTACTGAGGGTTTGGAGACTGTTAGAGGGAGTGTTGGTGATGACGTCTTAAACAAAACAGGCAGCCCCTTTGTTGCCGCTATTGCTTCCACGCTGCCAGATGCAACATTATCTTTGCTAGGGGTTAAACAATTAGCAGGTGTTAAAGGGCTTCCAGGTCAATCAGCTGCTAGCACAGCTGCGCAACAGCAAGCAACTCGAGCAACAGTGGATAAATTTTCAAAGCTTCAAACACCAGCAAAACAAAAACTATCTCAAATGATAGCGGAAGGCTCTACCGATGCTGATGTGGTAGGGGTGAAGCTAAGCGCAAACAACCTGAAAAGCAAAATAACTGACGGACTCCCGAGAGTTGTTAAAGATCCAATTGCTCAAAACGCTATCGACAAAGGGTTAGATGCAGCTACAACTTCAATGATTAAAGCCTCCAGGCCACTTGAGAGGCAAAAGTTCTTAAAAATGCTAGAGATAGCTGAGAAATCATTAAAAAACAGAAAATTTGGCGCACAAAATAGAGTTGGAGACGTTGCTGGAGAGTCATTACTGCAAAGAGTTAAGGCGGTGAGTCAAATCAATAAGCGCTCAGGCCAATCCCTAGATAAGATCGCATCCAGTAAAGCCTTTAGAAGCCAATCAATAGATAAAGCTTCTGCTTTTGATGACTTTGCTAAGGAGTTGCAGAGATTAGATATAAAATTAGATAGGGGTGGGAAAAGACTTAATTTTACCGACTCAGCTATCGAAGGCGGCGTTTCTGGCGCTTCGAGCGCACAAAAGATACTGTCGTTAACCCTCAAGCGGTTCAACGCTATCAAAAACAGTGGGAACGCTCTAGAGCTGCATAAGTTAAAGCGTTTTATTGATAAGCAGGTCACCTTTGGCAAGACTCCAACAGGTACGGCTGGAGCAGCGGAAGCCCCATTAAAAGCATTAAGAAGGGCTATCGATGAGGCTTTAGATTCTAAATTGCCAGCCTACAAAAAAGCTAACGATGTATTTTCTCAAACAAGAGGATCTTTAGATGATTTTCAAAAGGCCGCTGGAACAAATCTAAACTTGACCGGCGGTCAAGCTGATAAAGCGCTAGGCGTAAAACTTCGATCACTAACAAACAACACTCAGACTAGGGCTAACCTAATTGAATCTATGGCAAAACTAGAAGATGCAGCCATTAGTAATGGTGTTAAGTTTAAAGATAGAATACTTGATCAAGTTCTTTTTGCTGACGATATTGAAACGCTACTTAAAATAGCCCCGAAAACAGGGCTTAAAGGGCAGGCGACTCAGGCAATTGCCGATGCCGCAACCGGATCAACAACCCAGGCAGGGATAACGACCGCAAAAACATTAGTTGACAAGCTAAAAGGCACTACGCCAGAAAAAACAATACAAGCAATAAGAGAACTCTTAGAGGATTTAAAATAATGGCATATTTTCCAATTGCTAAAATATCACCACAATATGACTCCGAAGAGTACGCTAACTGGTGGCTGAAAGCTTACACGCAAGGCACTACAACACCCATCTTGATGGCCTTGGATGCCGGAGGTGTCACAACTGTTGCTAAGCTAGAGCTTAATGAGGACGGCTTTATTAATACGTCTGGCGATGCGATTGTAATCCCTTATATTAACGAGGCTTACGACTTATGGCTGTTTCCAACAGAGGCTGAGGCTGATGCTAATGATACATCTAACGCTATTCAATTGGCTGACAATATAGACCCAAGCAATACAGATAGTGGCAATATCGATAAAGACAATATTTCAACCTATACAAATTACGAATTCTTAACTACTGCCGATATGGCTAGCGGCACACTATCAGACGGTAGCACAATAGTAACAATTAAAGCTGGCGATATTTGCAAAACTAAAGAATTTTCAACCGGTGATGGTGGGGGCGCGACTTATGATGTTATAGCTGGGACAGGAGCGGCCAACGGATACAATATTATTGCTCACGATACGCTGAGCTTTAGTTTTGTATTAAGGGTTGATGATACGGTGATTTCAGATCAATTCGGAACAGTTGAGACGGGCGACACCACAGCAGCAATGCAAGCAGCAATAGACTATGCCGACGCTTTCAATATTGAGTTTGTTGAGGTTTCTGGAAGCTACACGGTAACCAATCTAACTAAGCTAAATACAGTAAAACTAGTTTCTGTGGATAAACTTTCTACTATAACTATAGGCTCGACAGTGTTCAATGTCCCTTTTAAATACCAAACAAACGGACCCACCAATCTATATGTCGCCACAACCGGCTCTGATTCGACCAATTGCGGGTTCGACTCCACTGTTCCATTTGCAACCCCACAAGCAGCGACAAAGTATTTACCAACAAATATAGCCAACGATACTGTTATAAATTTAGCTGATGGAAGCTACGGGCCAACAGGAGGGCAGGCTGAGTTTGGGCGCCCTGCAATCTTAGATTTATCGATATTTAACATTTCAGCGCTTAGAGACTCCAGCTTGCCATTAAATACAAAAGCCGGAAAGTTAATCATTAGAGGTGAAAGTGAGGCAGGAACGATACTTGACGGACAGAAGGCTGTAGGAACGCATACTGGCTCTAGTGGGGGTAGCGTTCTAATCGACTCAACTAAAAGCTTCACTGTTAATGAGCTTGTCGGTTATTACCTTGTAAACACTACAGACAACTCCAGCACAACTATAACCGCGAACACAGCCACAACGATAACTGGAACCCTATCAGGTGGCACCGATAATGATTGGGATGCCGGAGACTCATATAAAGTTATGGCTAGATATGGCGTTTGGTCTCACGAGTCCCCAGGGGTTCAACTTGAAAACCTAACAGTTAAAAACTGTTACTTTGGAATTATGGGGCATCAAAATGACGATATAACCTTAAGAGATGTAACTACTTCAAACTGTGTGTTTGGAAGAGGTATAGAGTCAAACTCCAGAATGGAGGTTTTGAGGGGTAGCAACGGCACAGCAAGCGAACCCAATACTAGGAATTATTTTATTAAAAACGGCCAACTCCAAGAGAATGACTCCAGCCAAGCCTCATTCACTGAAAATGGATTCCTTATTGATGGCGACGCTTGGGTTTACTGTTTAAGAGTTGATATCGACTCAACCGCAAGCAAGAACACAATCAATTCAGCTGGCAAGGTTTGGATGGAGTTTGAGAATTGCAACATATACGGAGGTGGAAATAGCTTTGTCGAGGGTACTTATACAGAGCTTAAGTTTAGTAACGAGTGTAAAATTGGAGATTTCACATCGTCAGTATTTTCCAATGAGGCTGGATATGCTCAAACGGATGGATTGTGCCATTTTTATAATAATAGTTTTTTGGCGTTCATAACTAAAGGTTCACCAACTTTCAATCTTGATAATTGTGATTCTACCGCTGCGTCTGGAACTCACGATGGATCTGGCAATGCGGCAATCTTAACAGACTCTGGTAAAAGTTGGATTGTTGATCAATTTGTCGGCTTAACTATTTCCAATACTACAGATGGATCAAGCGCAACCATTACTGCCAACACGGCCACGACAATAACCGGAACATTATCTGGCGGAACCGACAATGATTGGGATGTATCAGACGCTTACACCGTCACAGGCGCAAACGCTAACGGCATAAGAATACAAGGCGGAGCCACGTCAGCACTAATAGATCCAGACTGCACTATAACCAGCGCAGATAGGATATTATCAAGACCAACCTCTGGCCTTGTGCTAAAAGGCACAGCCGCCCCATCTGACGCGAACTCATTTTACGAAAGAGGAACAATAGTGTTGAATGAAGCTGCCGCCGTAGGACAGCCCCAAGGCTGGATATGCACAACAAAAGGATATGGTGGTGTAGCAGTATTCACAGCAATGCCAAACCTGTAATCTAAACCCGCTCGAAATTAAATTTGACAGCGGGTATTATTTTGCCTATAGTGTTCGTAATCCAATAACAAAGTAGGTGCAAAGTGAACAATACGAGACGTCCAAACAATGTAAGAAAAATTAGGAGAGCGCAAGATTTTACGTTGCAATCCCTGGCTGATATGGTCGGCACTAGTAAAAGCTATATTCACGATTTAGAGAATGGAAATATTAGAAGTCCATCCCTAGGTAAGGCTAGATTGATAGCTATGAATCTTAATTCAACAGTTGACGAGGTATTTCCACAATGAATAACGAACAAGATAACGCAACAGAAGGTCAAGTAAGCCTACTGTGTTTAGCTGGCATAGGTTTACTGTTTTGGCTGATTGGGCTTGGTTTAATATGGTTTATAGGGTGGTTAGTGTCATGAGAACTATTCAGAGCAGAATACAGCACTGCAAAAACAGAGTTCCTATCGCGGCGCCAAAGACCGAGGAAAGCGCAAAACTTCAAGCTGATGTGGATGCATGGCTAGCGAAGGGTAACGAGATTTACGACGCTGATAAAAAAGAGGCTAATTTTAGGAACGACATTGAAAAATCCAGAGCCTACAAAAAACGCACCAAGCCAGTGCTAAACCTATCTATGTGGCGCTTTAGAGACGAGGATACCATCCTAACCACTAAAGATATGGTAAGGGTTTTAGAGTGCTCCAGCGATTGGGTTGTGACCGAATACACTAAAAAGCATCTTATTCCAGCGCCCTACAAAATCAGAGATTTAGATGGGAAGGTAAAAATAACCAAGCAAAACCACAACGCCAACTATTGGAAGTTAGGCGATTTAATCAAACACAATAAGGAGTTATCGAAATGAATAATGGAGATATGCCAATAAATGCCACATCGCCAAACAAGCATCAACCAGAATGGGCAGCGGCTAGAGTTGGAGGCCTAACCAAGAGAGAGTATTTCGCAGGGCTGGCCATGCAGGGCATGCTATCAAGTTCGGATTACGCCACATCCACATGGAATACTGTGGCTATAGAGGCTGTAGAGGTCGCAGACGCACTACTAAAGGAGCTAGAAAAATGAGGCAGTCAACTGAACTAAGCAACTTAGTCGCTAAACACCTGCAAGGTCAAGTGCCACCTACAGTAGTTAATGAATTTAACAAGCTAATTGTAAAAATGCGTAAAGATGAGTCGACCATTGCGGACGCTGTGGAAAAATTAGAAGTTATCCACAACCCTCAAGTTGGAGTAAATAACTTAAACGACGAAATACTCAAGGGGAAGCTCTTTGAAATTTAGACTTGAATCGCTCGTAAAGAGCTACAACAAGCCTAAGAAGCACGATATTGAGAAAGATGTAGAAGTTATCGATTTAGAAGAGAAAACGCCGTCAGAGGCCGATTTCGAGCTTGCTGATGCTATGATAGAGTATTATAGGGAGGAATTATGAAAGATTTGTTACCAGCGTTGATCCTTGTTTGGCTTGGGGGTTTTTTCTTCGGGGGCGCTGTTTTTGGTGATTTTGAAAAACCCAAGCAGCCTACATGCCAAAGCGAATTCAACCAGAAAGTTAAATCAACCAGTATCGAGCATGGTCAAGATATCCCACACAAGGGAAAGCGGCCTAATCGAATAGTAATTGAATGTGAGGGTAGGTAGATGCTATTTAATAACGCTGCAAAGGGTAGGTTAATGAGCGGATTTGACGCTGAATTTATTGAAGCATCATCTCGCGATCTTGCTAAAAGAGAGATTGAAGACTTCGAGCTTGATTTATTCAACGCTAAAATTAGATCTATACAGCTTGCAAATTTAAAGAAAAAGGATAACAAACAATGAGCATAGTAGAGTATGATTTTAGCGATGATGAGTTAAATTTCATTAATTGTGATTCAGATGTAATCCAATTAGAGGCTCTTGGGTATAGCGATTGTTATGATAATGAATGCTTCATTGACATCAGAAAACAAGACGCCATAGCTATAGCCAAGCACTTTAACGAGGATAGGGAGTCTCTAGTGGAGGGTATAAAGGAGATGATTTACAAACTTGAAAATAAGACGCGTGGAGGGGTAAGTTTGCAGGCGTTAATGACTCAGCACTCACAAACAGATGAATTTATTGGCGACCTACAAAAACTAATAACTAAGGAGGAATAGAAGAATGAAAGCCAATATGATAGTTAGGATTTTAGGCGCTATAGCGTTGATGTATTTTGTTTATCAAGAGACTGGCTGGGCTACAACTATTTGCTTGTCGTTTATCACTCTTCAGGTTGAGCTTTCAGAGTATATCAACAAGTTAAGGAGGAATAGAGAGTGAATGATATAGAGTTTATTATCTTGTGGTTTTTGTCTGGATTTTTGCCATTTTTCTTATCAGGGATTGTGATGGAATCAAGAAGCCCTAAAATTGATTTTGGGTTGATCTTGCTTTCGATTTTGTCTGGCGGCTTTGGATTTTTATCGTTTTTTTTATTCTTCCCAGTATTTATATTTATTTGCTTCCAAAGAGCATTCTTTTTTATTAATGACAGGAGGCTAGACAATAACCAAGAATGAGGTATAATTAAAAACGCTGAAATGAGACGCAGCAAAGATTTAAAAACACACAAACAGATAATAGAAAGACTTTAAGAGAACTCAGAAAGCCTAGTTGTAATTCGTTTGTGTGTAACTAGATCAAGCTTGTCTCAACTGGGTTCCCTTAAGGTCTTTTTTTTCGCCTCAAGTTTCCTCAGTAAATAGATGATAAGAATACAACAGCCAGTCCTGGGCAGCGAACGTGACTTAAAAAGGCCCACTTATATCATCTACAGTTAGCATATCAACGACCACTTGTCACAGATTGGGTTTAAGTCCCTTTTGGAGATAACTGGCGGGAATATTAATTCCGACGATGCCGTTTCAATAGGCGGCGTTGATATGCTAATTGACAAGTCCTTAAGAATTTAGATTCTTGTTCAGCAGAAATGAAAATGAATGCCTATAGCTAAAGGCTTTAAACAGCAAATAACAAACTAATTTTTTCTGTCTCTAAGTTACGACTTTTGAGGGTGAGGATAAAGCAGGTTAATGTTGACATATTTGCCAATAACACGAGATTTAACAAATCAATAATCGGGCAAGGTCGGGGCGACACCCTAAAAATGTTCTGCATATCGTGAGCTTAGAGAATAACAGAGAGAGGGTAAACTAAGTAGATCTTATTATAGGTCAACTCAAACCCTCATTAGACAACCTATAACTTAATAACTGGAGAATAGAGGAATGAAAATTAAAGTAACAGTAAATACAGGCTGGGCAAATTGTGATCATATTGATTATGAAGACCTGCCTAGCGATTGGGAATCACTAACAAGCAAAGAAAAAGGGAACTATTTGCACGAAAGCGCGCAAATTATGTTAAATGAGCACTGTCAGGCGTACGCTGAAGTAGTTGACGACGAAGAATAAACCCCTATTAACTAAAGGAAAACAATATGAAAGTAGAAGAAACGCTGAAAGAGCGAGGTGAGCGATACGGTAGTTTTGATGGTTATGCTATGCAGTTGGAAGCATTGAAAAATGCGGTTGACTTGGAGGCTTCATGCCTTAATTGCGTTCACAAAGCCGGAATGGAGATGATATTAACTAAGATAGCTAGGATTATGAATGGCGATCCTGATTATGTTGACAATTGGCATGATATAGCTGGATATGCAACATTGGTAGAAAGAGATATTGAAAAGAATTTTTAACTAAATAGGAGGTAAGAGAGTGATAGCAAACGTAATGGTAAAAAAGAATATTGATGTTAAGCACCTAAAGGTTTCGGCGAATGTTCGATATTGGGGAGATTCAGAAATTAACGGCGAAATGTCAGATGATGAAGGTGAG